ACTTTAGCGGCTGGGCAACCAAGAACGACCTCCGATGCAGTGATGGCCGAACGATTCGACGTAATGCTTTTGCGGGTGATGATGGCCACACTGTTCCGCTGGTTTGGCAGCACAGCCACAGTAACCCCGAAAACGTGCTCGGACACGCGCTCCTTCAAAATAAGGATGAAGGTGTGTACGCCTACTGCACGTTCAACAACACCGATAGCGCACGCCATGCTAAGGAGCTGATCCGGCATGGCGATATTTGTGCGCTTTCTATTTATGCCAATGGTCTCAAGCAGGATCATGGCGACGTTCTCCATGGATCGATTAAGGAAGTCAGCCTTGTGCTTGCTGGCGCGAATCCTGGCGCTTTGATTGACTACATGGATATTCAGCACGGCGAGGACGCAGCGACCGAAGCGCTCATTTATACGAACATGGATATTTCGCTCGAACACGCCGACGAGCCGGAAAAAGGAGAGAAGAAAATGGCGGACAGCAATAAGGAAAAGACGGTTAAGGATGTCTTCAATACCCTCAGTGAGGAACAGAAGGACGTCGTGTACTATTTGGTCGGTCAGGCTATGGACTCCAAGGGAGAAGGCGGGGCCGACAGCATCAAGGAGGACAGCGAAGTGAAGCATAATGTCTTTGAAAACGATACCCCGAAAAACACCCTGACTCATGCCGAGTTTGCCGAAATTCTCGGCGATGGCAAGCGCTGCGGTTCGCTCAAGGAAGCTGCTTTGGCACATGGCATTGAGGATGTCGGCATGTTGTTCCCGGAACCGCACAACCTGAATACCCCGCCTGAGTTCATCAAGCGCAAGGATGACTGGGTGGCGAAGGTTATGAACGCCGTTCATCGCACTCCGTTCTCTCGTGTCAAGTCGATGTTTGCCGACCTGACCGAGGATGAGGCTCGCGCGAAGGGCTACATTAAAGGCAAGTTTAAGAAGGAAGAGGTCTTCAGCCTGCTGAAGCGTACGACCGATCCGACGACCATCTACAAGAAGCAGAAGATGGATCGCGACGACGTGCTGGATATTACCGACTTTGACGTAATCGCATGGCTCAAGACCGAGATGCGAATGATGCTCGATGAGGAGTGCGCCCGTGCGATTCTGACGGGTGACGGCCGTCTGTCTTCCAGCGACGACAAGATCGCCGAGGATCATGTCCGCCCTGTCTGGAAGGATTCCGATCTGTTTACCATCAAAGTTCCGGTGATGGTTGCGCAGAACGCTTCCGATTCCGATCGCGCCAAGGCGACCATTCGCGCCATCATCAAGAGCCGCAAGAACTATCGTGGTTCCGGCGATCCGACTTTCTATACGACCGAGGATGTTGTGACGGACATGCTGCTGATTGAGGACACCACCGGCCGCGTGATTTACGATACGATGGAGAAGCTGAGGACGGTTCTGCGCGTTAAGGAGATCGTGACTGTTCCGACGATGGAAGGTCTGTCCCGTGAGGTCAACAATGGCGGCAAGGTCGAAATGCATAATCTGCTCGGCCTGATTGTCAACCTAAACGACTACAATGTAGGCGCTGACAATGGCGGTTCGGTGAGGATGTTCGACGGCTTTGACATCGATTTCAATGCCATGAAGTATCTGATTGAAACCCGTTTCTCCGGTGCGCTGATTAAGCCGTACTCCGCTATGGCGATTGAGTCCGTCGAAGCTGCTGGCTGAAATCAAAATGGGAGGTAAATGATTATGACTGCGAAGAATCCAGAATGGTATAACAAGCTCGTTCCGGGCAGCATGGACAAGCACAAGATTTACGGTGATCTCGTCCATAAGTACGTCAGCGCGTCCATGTATACGGCCATCAAGGATAGCACGAAGGACGCCGTGATTCTCGTTAAGGGTCTGTATAAGGCTCCGTCTGCCGGGACGCCGAACTATCAGGAACTGGCGGCTCCGGCCGAGGAGGTTTACGGCGACTTCATTTCTGGTACGATGCTGATCTGCGAGAACAATGAAGATGCGCCCGCTTTCTACAAGCCGACGAGCATGGCGTTTGACCTGACTAAGGCTGACAAAAATGGCCATTCCCCGATTGTCATTACCTATGGTAAGGCGAAATCCGTTACTGCCACGGATGGCGCAGAAGATCTACTTGAAGTCGTCGAATGCCACACCAAGGAGCTCTATACGGCTTCCTGATGAATAAATTCTATGGCATCGTAGGCTACGCTGAGACTGTAGAAACGGACTCTCCCGGCGTATGGGTAGAGAAGATCACCGAACGAAGCTACTACGGCGATGTTCTTCGGAATACCCGTCGTTGGGAAACGGCAAGCGGACAGGTGAACGACAATCTGAATGTGAACAATTCCATCAGTATTGTCGCCGATGGATACGCCTACGATCACTTTTCCGAAATTCGATATGTCCAGTGGCGTGGACGGAAGTGGCAGGTCACGAATGTTGAGGATAAGACGCCCCGACTGATTTTAACGATTGGAGGGGTATACAATGGGCCAGAGAGTTGATCTTCATCGGATTTTCGAAACGATTCTCGGGTCAAAGAATGTCTATTTTCAGCCGCCCGAATCGGTTAAGCTGAAATACCCTTGCATCATCTATGAGCTGTCAAAGCTGCCTGTACAGCATGCGGATGACAAAGCTTATCTGACAGGGAGAGGATACGATGGCATTCTGATCGACACCAATCCGGATACGGTTCTGCTGGATAAGCTCCGAAGGCTGCCATTTTGCGCGTTTCAAAAGCCATATCCGGCAGATAACCTCAACCATTATCCATTCACCATCTACTACTGATCCGTAGGGGATTGTGCATCCTCTACGGATATTTTTATGTCCTTTGTAAGGAGGAATAATAGTGAGCAAAATTGTTTTTGACGCTGACGGTCAGCGGTTTTTTGAAGCTGGCATTCGCAACTGTGTGCTGTACAAGAAAGCCGAGAATAAGTGGACGAACGGCGTTGCCTGGAATGGCATCTCAAACATCACGGAGAGCCCGGATGGCGCAGAAGCCAATGATATTTATGCGGATGACATCAAGTATGCATCCATGCGAAGCGCTGAAACCTATGGTGGTTCGATCGAGGCCTATATGTATCCGCCCGAATTTGAGGAATGCGACGGCGCGTATACTTCGGCGAAGGGTGTCTATATCGGCCAGCAGATTCGCAAGCCGTTCTCCCTCTGTTATCGAACGATGATCGGCAGCGATGAACTGGGCGTAAACGACGACGAATACAAGCTGCATCTGGTGTACAACGCGACGGTTTCCCCGAGTGAGAAGTCGCATGACACAATCAACGATAGCCCGGACGCTGGAACGATGAACTGGGATTTTGATACAACTCCGGTTTCCTGCACGGGTCATAAGCCAACCTCCAAGATTACGATTGATACGACCAAGCTGAGCGAGAAGGGTAAGACCGCACTGGCAACCCTGCTTGAGAAGCTTTATGGCACTGAAAGCACCGAACCGGAGCTGCCGCTTCCGGATGAGATCATGGAGATGTTTAAGGAAGTATAAGGCTTAACGCCACAATTTGAAAGGAGAGACCAATTTTATGTATTGCGAAAAAATGACGTATACCGATTTTGACGGCAACGAGCACGAGGAAGAGCTCCGCTTTAATCTGACGCAGGCAGAACTGCTTGAATGGGAACTGACGACCGAGGGCGGCATGCAGAAGCTGCTTGAAAAGATCGTCGCTGAAAAGGATAAGGTAAAGCTGGCAGAGATGTTCAGAACTATTATCCTAAAGGCGTATGGCGTTAAGAGTGCGGATGGTAAGCGGTTTGTCAAGGTCATTGATGGCCATAGGGTTTCCGAAGATTTCGCCCAGACGCAGGTGTATAGCGATTTCATGATGTCGCTCTTTACCGATCCGCAGAAGCAGATCGATTTCGTCAACGCGATTGTGCCGCAGGTTCAGAAGAATGAGGGTTCTCCCGTTCCGCCTGCCGTTCTCAAGTAAGGATGACGCGAGATGCTTGAACTGACAATACCCGGAAGGGAATTTTTCAACGAAGCGACGAGCGAGTTCATTTCGGTGAAGCCTACGGTCTTGCAGCTTGAGCACTCGCTCATTTCTCTTTCAAAATGGGAGAGCAAATGGAAGAAACCCTTCATCAGTAAGACGCCCAAAACGTATGAGGAGAGCGTTGATTATATTCGCTGCATGACAATCGGAAAGGTCGATCCTCTCGTTTATCTGGCTATCGATACGAAGATGCTCGAACAGGTAAATGCCTACATCGATGACCCGATGACGGCTACCACATTCGGCCCGGAGAAGCAGACAGGACGGCAATCCAAAAAAACTACGGCTGAAATTTTATATTATCAGATGACGGCGCTGAACATTCCGTTCGAATGCGAAAAGTGGCACCTCAATCGGCTGCTTACGTTGATTCATGTCTGCGCAATTAAGAGCCAGCCGCCCAAAAAGATGAGCAAAAAAGAAGCTGCAAAGCGCAATGCATCCATCAATGCGGCGAATAAAAAGCGCTTCGGATCAAGGGGATGATGACGTGGCAACCGTAATCAAAATTCGACATAAGGGCAATTTCGATCATTTGGATAAGTTTCTCAAGGCTATGACAAAGCGGGTCTGGATGAAGAAACTTGCTCAATATGGCGAACAGGGCGTGGAAGCTCTTCGGAATGCGACGCCCAAAGATACGGGAAAGACATCCGAAAGCTGGAGCTACGAAATTCGAGAGGAATCCGGTAACGTCGTTATTTCTTGGAAGAACAGCAACGTCAACAAGAACGTGAACATCGCCGTGATCCTGCAATATGGACACGGAACCAGAAACGGAGGATACGTTAAGGGAATCGATTACATCAATCCTGCGCTGAAACCCGTTTTTGATGAAATCGCGAACAGCGCATGGAAGGAGGTAATCTCGGCTTGAGCAGAGCAATCGACGAACGCGTCGTTGAGATGCAATTTCAAAATGATCAGTTCGAGCGAGGCATTAAACAGAGTACCAAGTCGCTCAAGAATCTCAAGGAAAGTTTGAAACTGGATGACTCCGCAGAGAGCACCCGGAAACTAGGTAAGGCATTTGACGATCTTTCAAGCGTCAGTCTTTCCAGCCTTGATACGGCCTTGCAGACAGCGGGACGAGGATTCAATGCGTTTGAAACGATGGCAACTTCCGCACTGGCTACGGTGACGAGCCAAATCACCTCCTATGCGACGAGCATTGCAAAATCCCTCAGCATCGACCAGATTAGTAATGGTTTTTCGAAGTATGAATCGATCATGACTTCGACCAAAACCATCATGGCGGCAACTGGCAAGATGGCTGATGAAGTTCAGGAAAAACTCGACAAACTAAACTGGTTTACAGATGAAACCAGTTACAACATGTCGGACATGACAAACAACATCGGTAAGTTTACATCTGCCGGTATCGATCTTGATGCGAGCGTCGATGCAATGATGGGTATTGCAAACTGGGCAGCCGTTTCTGGTCAAAATGCAACTGCCGCAGCCAGAGCTATGTATAACATTAGCCAGGCGATTGGCGTTGGCAGTATGAAGCTCATGGACTGGCGAAGCATCGAAAATGCTAACATGGCGACGCAGGAGTTCAAGCAGACAGCTATCGATACAGCCGTCGAAATGGGGAAGCTGACTAAGGCTAATAACAAGGTTATGACCAGTGATAAGAAGATGACGGTCACAACCCGGAATTTCAGCGATACCCTCAGCAAGCAATGGTTCACATCCGATGTGCTGATCGCGACGCTGAAGAAATATTCCGATTATACCAATCAGGTCTACGACATGTGCCAGACCGAGGGCATTTTGGCATCCGAGGCCATGGATCGTCTGTCAGAAAGTACAGACGAGTTGGGTAAGAAGTCTTTTGAAGCTGCACAACAATCGAAGACATTCAAAGATTCTTTAGACGCGACGAAGGACGCCGTGAGCAGCCAGTGGATGCATACGTTCCAGTATATTTTTGGTAATATCGACGAGGCTATCGCGCTGTGGACGAAGGTTACGGAAGTCCTTTGGGATGTGTTTGCAGCCAGCGGTGAAACTCGTAATGAAATTCTCAAATTTTGGCATGATAACGGTGGACGATCCAGTCTGCTTAGCGCATTTCAGAATCTTTATGACGTTATTTCTGCGATTGCCGATATTGCCGACCAGGCTTTCAAATCAATTATTCCTCCCATGACGGGAGAGCGATTGGTCGAATTGACCCAAAGATTTGAAAACTTTACGCTTCAAATCAAGAATGCAATCGGTTTTATCGAGGGCTTCAAAGATACGGTTCAGGAAACGATCGACGCGATAACCGAAGCCGACAGCGGAGTATCGGAAACCAATCTCGTATCAGGGGCAGCAGAGGCAGATGCCGAGGAAGCCAAAAAGATATACGACGCCATGCCCGATTGGATGAAAAAGTGGGCAGATAAAAACAGCGACGTTGCGCTTCCGCTTATTCGAGCATGGAGTAGAAAAAGTAACTTCGACACCTGGGCGAAATATCAAGCTGCAAAGCTCGGAATTCCGGTCGATCTAATTAAGAAGCAATACGACGCGTATAACAAGTTGAATTCTACCGCTCAAGCTCGACTTCAGGAAGGCAAAAAACGCGATTGGGCGGATGGCAAAAAATGGAGTGCCGGATATTTAGCGGCATGGAATGCCTATTGGGATGCGGCGGATGCAGTAGAAGCCGCGATTAGCGGAACCAAAGAGGCAACAGATGAGGCTGGCGAGGGGCTTAAAAAAACCGGGGATGCAGCAGAAGAGGCTGGCGAGTCCGTATATTCGACTTTAACAATCTACGAAAAGCTGACGAAGATCGTTCAAGGATTCGCGGCGGCTGTTGATATTGTAAAACAAGCTCTTTCAGCGATTGGGTATGGCATAACGAGGCTGATTCCGGTTATGAAGCCGCTTGCCGACGTCTTTACTGATATTCTGGCAGAGATTGCAGATTGGATTGTCGGGCAGGATGAAGCGCTCAAACAGGGTGAGACATTTAAGAATGGTATGGATGCTATCGTCGGATTCCTTACGCCCATCATTCGGGGACTGGCTGACACGATTCAATTCCTGTGGGAAAGCTTTAAGGGGATTCGGAGTGCTGTCAAAGAATCCAGTCTATTCGCTGCTTTTGTTGAGAAGATCTCCGCCGGATGGGTTTGGCTTAAAGGGTTTGGGGAAGAACTCAAGAGCACGGATGGATATGGAATCGGTGGGGTAATTCGCGAATTTGCGAAAAAGTTTGTCGATGCTATAGAGCAATTCTTCCTGATTGATACGAGCGATGTCTCCGGATTTAAAGAGAAGCTATTCAAGCGTTTACAGCCTTTTCTCGATATCTTTACATGGATCGAAGGAATCTTTATAGGGCAAGACGATCTGGATGCCGTGTCTGGTGCGGATGGCAAACGCAGCTATTTCGATCGAATCAAGATATTCTTTGCCAATCTTTTTAATGGAATCGCCGACGGAATCGATTCTATCGCCCAATCTGAAGAATTTGCACGCGTTAAGGAGTCCGTTCTCGGTTTCATCGAAACCATAAAGACTACGATCAGCGAACTTATCAAGCCTGCCGAAACAGAAACGACAAAAGGTCTCTTCGATCCAATTATCGATTGGCTGTTTCCGAAAGCCCTGGCTGAGGAGGATACCGCCGAGCTTCAAAATGAGGGGGATGCACTCGAAAAAGCAGCCAGCACGTTGGATACTATCGGAGATTACATCAAACGATTTGGCGAAGCTGTCGCAAATATATTTCAGAAGATTGCTGATTACGTCACACCTGCATTCACTTATGCAATCGATACGGGGCTGACCGTCATGCGTCTGTATAAAGGTATCACGATGGCGAAAGCAATTCTTGGCTTGACTAGTGCAGCCGATAACATAGCCAAGGGATTTAAGAAGCTCGCACAGGCCAAGAAGATGGAGAACGCCGATTCGATTGGTGACACCTTCCTCAAGATGGCAGGAGCGATTCTGATGGTTGCTGGAGCGATCTACCTAATCGGCACTATGGATGCTGGCGCTCTGGCACAGGGAGGAATTGTCACAGCGGCGATTGCAGCTGCCTTGATCGGCATTGCTGCGGCATTTGGCGTTTTGAGTAAGAAGTTCCCCGATACCGCTAAGGTTGGTGACCAGATTAAGGGTATCGGGGAAGCCATTTTAATGTTGGCCGGATCGATTCTGATTTTGGGATATTTGAATTCTGATAAGATTTGGCAAGGTTTAACCTTTATTGGGATTATTCTTGGCGGAATAGGCGCGTTTTTGCTCGCTGTTAAAACTTTAGGCTTAGATAAATCTGCTGGTGATATTGAAAATCTTGCTAAAGGAATTTTAATGCTCACGGCATCTATCGCGATTTTGGGGTATTTAAATCATGATAAGATTTGGCAAGGTTTAACCTTTATTGGGATTATTCTCGGCGGAATAGGCGCGTTTTTGCTCGCTGTTAAATCCTTAGACCTTGAAAAATCTGCTGGCGATATCAAAGGCCTGGCCATCGGAATACTTGTTCTCGTCGCGTCTATTGCCATACTCGGAAGTCTTGATACAGGAACCCTTATAAAGGGTGTCGGCAGTCTGGTCGCCATCATGCTCAGTTTGGGCGCATTCTTGAAGCTGACAGAAAAAACTGATCCAAAGAAAGCCCTTCCCGCTATCATTGCCATGGCTGCCGTCATGGTTGTTTTTGCAGGCTGCATTGATTATATCAAAGATGTTCCATGGCAAACCATTGCGGCATTCAGTGTAGGGTTATCCGCTATTGCTCTGACGCTTACAGGCGTTATGACCATTCTAGCCAATATGCCGTTCGCGTCTGGCCTTAAAGCCATTGGACTCCTATCCGTTGCCATTTTTGCTTTAGGAGCGGTCTTTGGACTGGTTCTTGATTTGGTATCCGATAACATCTCAAGTGCCTTGGTTCAGCTTTCCAGCGCTCTTGAATTGGCAGGTGGCATGATATCCGGCTTTGTGAGCTCGATGGACGGCATAGACAGCGATCGCGTTGACGAACTGAAACAAATATTTGAGACGCTGTTCAGCCTTGTGGCGTCCGTTCCCGCTTCTGATGGCACGGCGCTTATCACCTTCTCCGGCAATTTGAGCCAGATGGGTGCGGCACTTGGCCTGTTTATCGCCAATTCAGATGGCGTGACGAGCGAATCGATTGCGCCGAGGGTTGAAGCGATCCAGAGCCTGCTTGATATTCTCACACAAGTCAGCACAACAGAATTCGCCAATATTCAGGATTTTATCGGCTATATTACTGATCTGGGCGGCGCGCTTACGCTCTTTGCTGCCGCCGATTCCGGATTAAACGGAGAGGAAGCCAATGAGCGAGTGCAAAACGCGACCGCGTTGCTGTCTTCTCTTATAGAGAGTCTTCCGGATAATCTGACGACAAGACTCAGCGCCTTGCCTGAAGAAAACTCCATGAGTATATTCTCTGCGCGACTGGTTTCACTTGGAGGAGCGTTGGTCTCTTTTGGTAACAGCGCATCCGGAGTCAATCGAGACGACGTGAACAATGCCATCGTGTCTTTAGGCATGCTCAGTGAACTGGAGACGACGCTCAAGAATCATGGCGGTATTTTCGAGACCGTTACAGGTATTTCTAGTCTCGATACCTTCTCAGTTTCTGTGGCCGATATCGGCGGCGGTCTTGCTGCTTTTGCCGAAAAAACAAGCGGTATTGATTCGAACAAGGTAACAAACGCCATCGGTTCACTTCGGTTGCTGAGCACGCTTGAGTGGGGGCTTCGCAATCATGGGAGCCTGTTCGGCTTTTTCACAGGCGATTCTTCGCTTACCAGCTTTGCAACTGGTGTTAATGCCATAGGCGAAGGACTTTATAATTTCTCCGAAAAAACGAAGAATGTCGATTCGGGGAAGGTAACATCCGCAGCAAATGCGCTTTCGGTCTTTGCAGCCATTGATCGAGGACTCGCCAATCACGGAGGCGTTCTGGCATGGTTTACGGGCGATCAAAATCTCTCTGATCTTGGCAATAACCTTGAACCGCTCGGAACAGGCCTTGCGGCTTTCTGCAAAGCGCTCGACGGCGTAAAGAACACAACAGTTGCTTCCCAGGTGGCGACAATCCTGCAAAAGCTGGCCGTCGCCGACACCAACTTGAATCTTGCCGGTAACGTGCTTCAGCTTCAAACGTTCGCAAGCAGTCTTCATGACGGTAAAGGCGGAGGTATTGGCGAAAAGCTTAAACTATTCTCTGATGATCTCGCGGGGTTCGATTCCGGAATCGTTGGATCTGCTACAAATGCTTTGAAGGATCTTTCGCTGGTCGATTCCAATTCGCTTGAATCGCTCGGAAAGAAATTCAAAGATGGGATCTTTACGTCCAGCGTTATGACAAGTATTACAACGGGGATTACTTCTTTGGTTTCTTCCATGACAACTGAACTGCGAAACTACTATACGGATTTACATTCGGCAGGCGAATATCTTGACATGGGGTTGGCCAATGGCATTCTTAGTGGAGACTGGCGTGTGGCAAATGCTGCCAGATATGTTGCTTCCGTTGCCGTCAAAGCTTCACGGCAAACTTTGGCGATCAACAGTCCTTCCCGAATTGGCGCGGAACTCGGCATGTATTGGGATATGGGCATGGCTAACGGTTTGAACCATTATGCCAATCTTGTCAGCGATGCTGCGAGAGAGTCCAGTCAGAATGCCGTCGATACTGCTAAGGGAATCGTTGCCAAAGTCAGTGAAGTTATGTCTTCAGATATGAGTCTTGCGCCAACGATCACGCCTGTGCTCGATGCAAGCAATATTCAGTCCGGAATCGGTGGAATCAACAGCCTTTTCGGAGGCAGAGTGATTACGCTTAATGGCGTCAATACAGTTCGACTTGCCGATCGGACCGAGCAGTCCATTCCGAATCAAAATGGAAGCGACTATACATCCATCGTGAACGCGATTGGCAACGTGAATAATCAGATCGAAGAACTGGGCCAAAGAATTGCGAGGATGCAGGTTGTACTCGACAGCGGAGCGCTCGTGGGTCAAATCGCTGGTGATATAGACAAAACTTTGGGAGAAAGAACGATTATGAAAGGAAGGGGTAACTGATGTACGTAAGTCAATACGATGGAGAACACTCGGTTATCTTCGGGAATAAGGATAGCTGGAAAGATTGGCACCTTATTCCCGCTTCCCGCCCCGTTTTTAATCCACCGGAAGTGAAGACCAACTTCATCGATATACCCGGAATGAATGGCGGAATCGACATTTCAGAAATTCTTTCCGGGTATCCTCTTTTTAAAAATCGAAACGGTTCCTTTGAATTTGTGGTTGACCCGGACTGGAAGAACTGGGCTACGGTTTATTCCGAAATATCGAATTATCTGCATGGGCAGTTCTTACGGGCGATTCTTACGGATGATCCCACCTATTTCTACGAAGGGCGTTTCTCAGTAGATGCATGGAAGTCTTCGGAAAAACATTCTTCCATAGTAATCAACTACGACGTTGACCCGTACAAGTACAATGTCATCGGAACATTGGACGAATGGATTTGGGACACGTTCAATTTTGAAACGGGCATTATCCAGAACTACAAGCTCATTCAAATCAACGGCACGTATACGTTTACGATCGTCGGTGAGCAAGCCCGTATTTCGCCCATCTTTACGGCGACTTCGGATATGACTGCGGTGTTCAATGGATCGACTTTTCCCATCAAGAAGGGGACGCATAAGATCTATGGCATCACATTTGGAAGCGGAGAAAACAGAATTACGATTTCCGGAAGTGGAACGCTCAGCATCGATTATAGAGGAGGTAGTTTGTAATGAATTATCGACTCTATGCCAATGACGAACTCATTTTCGCTAGCGATTGGGCCGATCCAGAGTATCAACTGATCAGTCCGATCATCAAAATGGAAGCCAACAAGGCCGGAAGCGTTGAATTTACCATGCTTCCAAGGCATCCGTTTTACGATACGCTTTCGATCATGAAGACGCGGATTGACGTATATCGTGATGAAGAGCTGATCTTTTCAAGCCGTGTTCTAAGCAATGATACCGATACGTATAAGCAGCGCAAGGTTTATTGCGAAGGAGCGCTTGCCTATTTGGTCGATTCTATTTTTGGTCCATCAAAAGGGACAAGAACTGCTGAGGAGCATTTTCGGCTTCTCATTGATTCCCACAATGCTCAAGTCGAAGATACGAAAAAGTTCACAGTCGGAAGTATTGAGATTGACGAGAAGGCCGAGTCGCATATCTTTGGCGAAGACAATTATCGAGAAACATTCTCCGCAATTCAGTCTGACTTGATCGACTCCTTTGGCGGATATTTGCGAATTCGATACGAAAATGGAGTTCGATACATCGACTATTTGAAGTCTTACAATACAACGTCTTCACAAACGATCGAATTTGGACAGAACCTGATTGATCTGATGAACAAGCAGACAGGAGAAGATCTGTTCACAGTTTTACTTCCGATCGGAAAAGACAAGCTTACGATTGAAGCTGCGGGAGATTCTCAAAAGTACACGCATAACGGGAAGTATCTTGAAAATGCAGAAGCGATTGCCAGCTATGGACGAATTTTAAAGACTGAAGATTTCGGTGACATTACAGATGCGGGAACTTTGATGGAAAAAGCCGAGAAGTACATGACCGATAACTATAAAGGCATTCCTCCCGAATTGAGCATCAAAGCAATCGATCTGCACCAATTCTACCCGACGGTTCGGCCATTTAATCTGGGTGATTCCATTACAGTAAAATCTCCCATTCATGGTGTCGAGAGGGTCTTGATCTGCACTGCAATCGAGATCAACATCAAAGACCCTTCCAAAACCCAATATACGTTGACTGATCCGAATCAGATTACACTTCGGAAAGATCGAACACTCACTGGCAGCAGCGCAAGCACATCCTCAACAGCGAGCTCTGCAAAGAGAGGCGGCGCAGGCGGTGCTGCGGCGGCAAGTTTGCTTGAGAAGTTCATCACCGAAGTGAACGGTGTTCTTACGATCAAGGACAAGGTGGTCAATCTCGAAAGTCTGCCAGGAGGCACGCTTGGGCAGATCACTGCCGCTTTAACGGTTGGCGATGGCAAGATCATTGAAAACGTTCATAACAAATTGAACACGCTGTCTTCGACGATTACACAGATGGAAGGATCTCTAACATCTGAGATCAAGAACACCAAAGAAGGTCTGGAGACTAAAATCTCTCAGACGGACAGTTCCATTCGAGCCGACGTGTCCGACGAAATTAACGATGTTCGCGGAAGCATCGAGCTGTCGATTAAAGATATTGACGGGTTGAAGAAAAGCGTTCTCGATATTGATACGGACATCACCAATATCAACAGTGAGATCACCAATATTGAAAATCTTTATGCTAAAAAAGCATATGTGGACAGTCTCGTTACTTCAAGCGCGATTATCAAATTGCTTGATGGCGGCTATGTCAAGACGGCTGCTCTCACCACGAACAGTGCGGACATTGGATATTTGGAAGTTAAAACGATGACCTTTAGCGGCAGTACAGTAACAAAAGATCAAGTCAAAGTCGTAACCGATTTTACGCAGGCGTCAACTTATGGGATTCATCTTGAAGGTGACAAGTATGTTACGTTTCTTCGAACGAGTGAGGCATTTGTCCCAACAACATACACGCCAGCTTATGGAGACACAATCACCTTCACCTAAATTCTAGGCGCGGACCTGTTGAATTGCGGGGAACTCCTTAGAGCCTTATCAGCTACAGCATGAGGATGAAATAAGCCTGAGTGCGAATGCCCTAAAAATCGATAAGGATTGGACAATCAGCGCAGCTAAGACCCGAACAGGGTAATGTTCAGAGACTATCCCCGGCGGGGGAGTAGGCTTCGGCCGAAGCGGCAGGCCTGAGAAAATTCAAAATGGAAGTATTTTCTTGGTGAGATAGTCCTCGCCACACCGAAAGGTATGGCACATAGAGCAATCGAAGGTTACGATAAGCTGCCGACCCTATATACCAATTACGTCGCATCGTCCATCACGGATATGAATGGGACTGGATACACGCCATCTCAGGTTTGGATGGACTATACTGCGTCCAGTCTTATAGATTCTGACGGAAACAATGCAGCGAACAGCAATGTCTATTTGGCGGGAACATCGGAGAAGAAGATAGGCGTGGCACATTGGCCCGATACGTTTTATAGAGGAAACACCGGCGGTGTTACAAAGCAAGGCGCATCTGATACAAAAACCTATTTGGAAGCCGCATCCAGTGGAACTTATCAACGAACGGCAACACGTAAAATGGTATACTACACGGCGAGCTCTACAACGGTTTATCCAAGAGGAGAGTCCGTATCAGCAGTCGAATACGATGATGTTTTGTATCAAGAGGGAAGCTCGGTAACGACTGTTGGTAAGCAAGTGGTATACGCACCGTCAAGCGCGAATCCGAGATTCTACAATACTTCCAAAGCAACCAGAGTGAGTCTAAAAAAAGCAACGCTCACAACGGCAACTGCTACTATATTAAAGATTTGATAGGGGAAGCGCAATGAAAGTCTATATTTCTCAACCAATGGCAGGACTGACTAAAGAACAGATCAAGATCGATCGAGAAAACGGCATTAAAGTCGCTCGAATTTACTATCCCGACTGTGAGATTTTGCCGACATACTTTGACGATTACGATGCCTCTAAATTTACGCCGCTTGAGTATATGGCGAAATGCACGGAGATCATGAGTCAGGCAGACGTCTGTTTCTTCCTACCATGCTACTATCAGTCGGCGGGTTGTCGCCTTGAAGACCATATGGCTCAGGTTTACGGCGTAAAACGGATGTATCTGGACTTTGGGGTGGATGCAGACAATCTCCACGAATTTGTCTATGAGCCTATTGCGATTGTGAGGGAGAACTGATATGCAAGTCGAAAAGAATGATATTCTGAAAGTCATTAAGACTTTAAACAACATTGAAGTGCATGGCGAGCAGAATCTAAGCATGCTTTACGCATCAATCACGTTTCTGAACAATATGATTTCTAAAGAAACTGCTTCTTCGGAAGTCGGCGAAACGAAATGATCGAGTGTGGAATTCAAGCCTAGTAATAGACCGTGACAGCCGGATATTTTTCGTTCTCATACAGAAGCCGCTCAAAAGGGTGTTTTCAAAAGTGTTTATTGGACTTTATTTGAAGTTTTGGTTTCCTTCGTTTCATTGTCCATTACCTCCTGAACCTTTTTAGCGGTATCAAGATCGACGGTCATCTTCCGAAGCAACGCTGCGGTACCGTAGACAGTATTGCCCTTTTTACCGGGGCAAGAGAAGCCCAAATTCATGGCATCACCTCCTTTCTGTGAAAGATAGCCTTGAGCGGCTTCTGTATGAGAACTACAGCAAATGTTACGACCCAATATTGACAAAAATGGAGGTCTACATGAGCCATGTTCAATCTCTTACCACGGATAATACCGGCGCGTCGTCTATTTTCGATAAGTGCGCAGAAAAAATACTGTGGCTAACGTATTTTAATAACAAAATGCTAAGCGAAGGACAGATCACGAAAGAAGAACATAGAAAGATACAACAGAAGATTTCCAAGATTGACGCTTCATGAATATCGTAGTAAAATAATAATGACTATAATGACGGAAGCGGTGTGATTTCAAAATGGAAGATTTCTATAAAATCAAAGAAGCTCTCAAGATTATGCCGATTACTCAAATACCCCTCCGAGTTGTTATATACTCCCGAGTATCGACGGATTCCGAGGAACAGCTAACGTCCATTACCAACCAGAAAACCTATTACAAAAAGCTGATTGAAAATACGCCTAAATGGACATTGATCGAAGAATACGTGGATGAAGGGATTACAGGAACATCTACTAAAAAGAGAGAAGCTTTTCAGAGGATGATTAGTGATGGAATCGAAGGAAAGTTCGACATGATCATTACGAAATCGGTTTCAAGATTTGCGAGAAACACCTTAGACTCTTTACAAAATGTTCGCATTCTTACGGCGCATGGCGTAGGAGTTTGGTTTCACAGTGACGGTATACTAACCTTCGAAGCCGATGGAGAGCTTCGGTTGTCGATTATGTCTGCTTTCGCACAGGGTGAATCCGAGAAAAAATCGGAAGCTGTGCGTTTTGGACTTCAGGAGAGTATAAAAAGGGGCACTGTATTTGGGTTCGATAACATGTTCGGCTATCGATTGCGCGGAGGAAAGCTTGAAATTGATGAAGCCGAAGTCCCAATGATTCAGAAAATATTCGAGTTATATGCTACAGACCGTTACAGTATGAATCAAATCGAAAAAATTCTGTATGACGACGGCTATCGCAACCATAATGGTAATCGAATATCGCATGCTACTTTATCGCACATTATTCGAAATCCGAAGTATAAAGGTGTCTTCGCAGGGAGAAAGGTTCGAAAGAAAGACCTGTTCGATGATAGAGTAGAAATGCTTCCGCAAAACGAATGGGTCATCATTGATGGGGAGAAAGGAAGATCGATCGTTCCGCCCATTGTTTCGGAGGAATTGTGGGCAAAAGCAAATAGGGTTCTTGAAGCCAGAAGCATTGATGTGAAGACCCGACAGAATAAATGCAACCATCCAAATTTGCTGACCGGAAAACTATGGTGTGTGCATTGCAACCTGCCATATCATCGAAAAGCATCGAAGACCTCGAATGCCGTACTGAATAGCGCCTGGGTGTGTGCAGGAAAAATTCGAAACGGAACCGCAAGCTGCCCGTCGATATATTTGTATGAGAACGAAGTGAAGCAGTGCCTTTATGAGTTATTCATAGAAGACGACTTCGACATAGATGACTACATCGATCAATATATTAAACTTGTTTCGGAAGCGTCTAGTTTAGAGAAAAATACCAATCGCCAGAATGAGCTCGAAAAGGAACTTGCACTAATCGAAAAGAAAAAAACAAAAATTCTCGAGTTCAATGTTCTTGGTCAAGTCAGTGATCAGGACTATATTGCTCAGAACAACGCATTGAATGAAGAATACCAAAGGAAAAGCGAGGAACTTGCGAATGTCCGATTGGCTCTCGACACAAAGAAACGTACCGAAGAAGATTTTGAGAAAATGAGAGGAGCGTTGCAGCAACTCAAAGGTCGAAAGAATATAGATTTCATAGATCCCGCCTTTGTACGAACTTATATCGAACGAATTGATGTTAGCATGATTGATGGACGAACGATGAACATGGATGTTATTCTAAAAACTGGTGACAAAATTAGCCGAATTTTGAAGAAGAACCTTTCTTCCGTAAACAGACGCAAACACATATATACGGGAAGAAGGTTGATGTTCCGCCGAAAAACACCATACGGACGAGGGAGTCATGAAATTCCCATCCAGATCAATATATGTTTCTTTTCACTGAATTAGAAAATTCAAAATGGAAGAATCGCCTCGCGTCAAGAACATATGCTATAATAGAGGAGATAGAATACGTCTCGAGAGATCATGAAAGCATGGTCTCTTATTTTTATATCTAAAAAGGAGGAATGCTCATGAGTATTACACCGGAGAAGCTTATCGAAAAGTTTCAATATGCTCTCGACAATAATTGGGGATACATTCTTGGAAAAGCTGGCGGCGAATGGACACAAAAAGATCAAGATAATACCAAGAATGAGATGGCTATCAAATACGGCCAGCAGTGGGTTGGTCATAAAGTAGCCGATTGCAGTGGATTGTTTTCTTGGGCATTTAAACAACTTGGCGGAAAAATGTATCACGGAAGCAATACAATGTGGAAAAAGTGGTGTACGACAAAAGGCACACTCACCGAAGAGGCCATGGCAAAGATTCTTCCTGGAACCGCTGTATTCAAAGTCAGAGACGATGATTATTATCATACCGGTCTGTATATCGGAGACAAAACTATTATCGAAGCCAAGAGCACCCTTTACGGCGTGACTACGAGCAAACTCAGTCAATGGCATTGCTGGGGTGAACTCAAAGGTGTCGATTATCCTACTGTTGGGGCTGTGCCTGATCCGATAGAAGATAACAAAACTGATGTCGCATCTACGGTTGGAAATTATAGAGTCATCAAATGGGGTATGCAGGGTGATGACGTAAAACTCATGCAGCAGATGCTCATCAATCGTGGCTACATCTTGTCTGCTACTGGAAAGTACGCTAGCCGAACGCTTAAAGCCATTACAGCTTTCCAAGAAGCCAACGGTCTTAAAGCAGATGGCATTGTAGGAAAGAGAACGTGGAACAAACTTTTGAGTTAATCATGTTGGTTCTAATCGTCTCGATGGTATTGATCGACGTATTCAAAATGGAAGAATGAAAGGAGCCGTAAATGACTGTAAATGACTATCATCGTGCCGCTATGCGAACTGCTCCGGAACTGGACCGTCAGCAGATGCTTATCGATGCTGCTCTCGGTTTGACTGGAGAGGCTGGCGAAGTGGCAGATCTCGTAAAGAAGGCCAATTATCAGGGACATATTCTTGATAAAGATGCCATTATGAAAGAACTCGGTGACGTCGCATGGTATATCGCACTTGCCTGTCAGGGACTCGGCGTTACCATGCAGGAAGTATTTCAAATGAATGTTGATAAGCTTAAAAAGCGTTATCCCGATGGATTTGACGCTTGGATGAGTCGGAACAGGATGGAGTGATTCCGTGAGCAAGATCAGTGAATACCTCGCTCAAATTAAGACGGCTATTTATGGCCGAGAAGTTCGTGATGCTATCCACGATTCGATCGAGCAATGCTATACAGATGTCAGTAATGCGAAAACTTTAGCGGATACAGCGGCTTCGAATGCCAATGCGGCGACTAGTAAAGCAAATACTGCCGCATCAAATGCTGACACCAAAGCAAAACTGGCTAACGATGCGGCGACGAAAGCCGGCACAGCAACCAGTAATGCAAATGAGGCGACGACGAAAGCCAACAATGCCGCAACCAAGGCTGATACTGCGACTTCGAATGCCAATGCAGCAACAACCAAAGCTAACGAAGCAACTTCTAAAGCAAATACTGCTGCATCAAATGCTGATACTGCGACTTCGAATGCCAATGCAGCAACAACCAAAGCTAACGAAGCAACTTCTAAGGCAAATACTGCTGCATCAAATGCTGATACCGCAACGAGCAATGCCAATACAGCAACCAGTAATGCGAATGCCGCTGCCGAAACAGTTCAGACAAAATTAAACAATAACGATTTTGTTCCGAATATTACATTCACAGTAAAAACCGGTTTACCAGGAACGAATGTTGCAGTTGAGCAAACGGGTACGGGGAAAAGCATTGCACTGAAGCTTACGATCCCACGCGGAGATACAGGAAGTCTCGAAAATATTGACGAGGTGCTCGACACCGAATTTCGGAATCGAGATATAGTTCCCCTGACTAATGAGTCGATCGATTCCGCAATAGCATCTGCCGAGGGGGAATGAGTATGCGATCCATAGACGAGACCTTTGAAACATTTGGCAAACGAGTTTTATGGCTCGGCTACGCTGGAGAAGAGGATCGAAGCACTTTGATCGTCGATCTCCATGATATTCTACTTGAATTTCCAGGCGCGACTGCCGTTTTAAAAGTTCGGCCTCCGGATGAAAAAGCAGCATATCCGGCTGTAACCGAGACGATAGACGACAAATTGCATTGGTCTATTAGCGATTCCGACACAGCTAAGGAAGGTCGAGGCGAGCTGCAACTGTCGTTGATATCTCCGACAGGAAGTAAGATCAAGACGGCAGTAGCAGCTATGGAAATTAGCAGAAGTCTACCCGATGGAGGGCAAAAACCTGACAGAATAGATGACTGGATGGAAAAAGCAGAAGCCGCTCGAAAAAAAGCGGAGGAGGCCGCGACGAAAGCGACTGATGCAGCTAAAAGAGCAGAGGATGCCGCCGAGAGTGTCGGTAACGTCAAAGCTCTGACGAATGAAGATTTGGAGGAGCTATTGAAATGAGCAAATTTCTGAATGGCGATGGCGTACTTTATTTGTGGGGTAAGATCAAGACTTATGTGGGGAGTGTGCTTCCGACCAAAGTCAGTCAGCTCACAAACGACAGTAAGTTTATCACGATCGACGATGTTCCGGAAGGCACGGTAGCCAGTAATACGCTACCTAAGGAAAACGGGACTCCGAATGCAGGCAGTGAAATCACGTTTGCCCGTGGAGATCACGTTCACCCGCATGATTCGACAAAAGTTGACAAAGTAGCCGACAAGCAGCTTTCGACTAACGACTTCACCACAGCCGAAAAGGAAAAGTTGGCTGGTATTGCGGAAGGCGCAAATAAGTATACTCTGCCGACTGCCGGAAGCTCTCTGGGTGGCGTAAAGACGACGAGTTCAGTTACGGACGTGCACGGCTATACTCCGGTTCCGATTGTGGGTGGCGTTCCTTATTATAAGGACACGAATGCGCCACAGGAATCCGTGCTGTATACGCCACAGATACTTGATGATACACAAAAGGCGCAGGCAAGATCAAACATTGATGCGGCCCCTGCTGGCGAACTTAATCAGTTAAGGGACGATTTAGGTGAGATAGACAATGCGGTTTTTGACACTACCACAACAGAAGAACTTGTCAACACGAATCCTATTGTTGAGGACGGAAAAACATTATATACTTCTACTTATATTGCGATTCAAGAGCAATCTAATTCAAGCATTGCAACACTGACAAATGTAGTAGTTGGAGAGACTTTATATATTTCGTCAACAGTTGCGAATACCACAACTTCTTGGGGATTTACTTTTACGGATGATAGAAATAAAACCATTTATCATTATTATGACGAATCTTTATCGGGTCTCGTAGATAAAACAAATATTGAGGTTACTGTTCCCGAAGGGGCGACTAAGCTGTATGTCTCTCGACTGAGTTCCAAGGGAAAACCTGAGGTTTTTCGAAAAAAAGCAGTCAAACGCAAAACACCAAAGAGTAATTTGATTGACGTATTACATGAAAAAAAATTGGTTGTATTTGGAGACAGTATGGCATATGGTCACACAATTCCAGAAAGCGTTTGGACAAAGCTTCTTGCTGAAAAGCACGGCATGATTTTAACCAATTTTGCGCAAAATGGTACTACTATAACTCGAAAAACAACGACAATGAGTGGCGCGACTTTTTTAGATACAGACAGTGTTCATGCAAAAGTAATGAACAATCTTAATAATCCTGTAGAGGCTGATTATATTATCGTTTTTGGGGGAACGAACGACATAGCAAGAAATGACCAATGCCCTCTTGGAACGATCGATGATGCAACGTCTCAAACTTTTTACGGTGCTTTAAATGCGATTTGTCAACGTCTAATACAGACATATCCGTCAGGCAATATTTGTTTTATTACTCCATATATCAGAAATGCTGGACTTGCAACTACTGAGATATGTAAACAATACGTAACTGCAATTCATGAAGTTTGTGAAAAATTTGGTGGAATACCTGTTTTTGATAATACTGTTAATGGCGCGTTAGATTTTTCAAATAGTTATCAGGTAAACACATTGACAATGAAAGACAGTTATCACCTCAACGAGGATGGGCATAAGAGAGCAATGCACAAGTACGAAGTTTTTTTACAGGGTATTTAATTAACTAAAGTTTGCTAGTTCTAACTAAACAAAAACGATAATTGATCGCGTAATCGGTTCTGCGTTATTCCATATAGCAAGGAGATGAATTTGAACGGATATTCAATTTGCAAACATTGGTGATACTCAGACGGGCATCGATGCGCTGATCGCTAAGGCGGGTTAAGGAGCATGGCTTATGAATGTTATTGCAACAATCATCATCGGAGCACTCGTAATACTTGCCGTTGGAATTGCCATTGGCAAGTTCATTCATGCCGGTGGCAGCTGGGACAGATAACCGAAGGAGGATCTGAATGGCTTATTTGGATGGAGGTGGTTTGACTTACCTCTGGGCAAAAATCAAGGGTGCTTTTCTTGGTAAAAACGATAAAGCATACGATTCAGCCAGACTCGGCGGAAAGATGCCGGAATATTATATTCAGCCTGCGAATTTGTTAGATAACAGCGATTTTTTGAATCCGATTGCACAAGCAGGAGTCGGCGGCCTTCATGGTTCGACTGCATATGCAATCGATCGCTGGAACAGAACAACGGGCGCTACGGTTTCCCTTGTCTCGAACGGTTTGAAAGTTGTATCCGACAAATCGGACTGGGTTGCTGGTATCCAGCAGAGAATCGAAGCAAAACGATTTGCTGATACGATGACGCTTGCGGTGCATGGCATTTTTCCAGTTGCATGCAGATTATATGTATATATCAGCAGCGGTACTGTAAATTTTGGCGATCCCGGCTATTTTCAAGGTGATCCGGCAGAGCGCACGCTGGTTCTAAAGTTGACGAAGCCCAGCGGTCTAACCGGTGATGAAGTGGTGAACATTTATATTTCGCCTGATACCGGCAGTACGGGAACGGCAGCAATCATTCAGTGGGCAGTCCTGTATGAGGGCGAATACACAGCGGAAACCCTGCCACCGTATGCGCCGAAAGGATATACCGTTGAATTGGCCGAGTGTTTGCGATACTACCAAAAAATCAAAGCTGACACTCAGACTTTTCCGGGATATTGCGGAAACGGCATTGTATACGCGTTCATTCCTTTACAACCGGCAATGCGAATTACTCCGACAGTAACGACGAGTGCGAAATTTTATTACACGCTTGGGGATAAGCAAGGCTCGACGACCGCGACAGCGACTTTGCATCGGGCATCTGCGGATCGTGCGATTGTCAAATGCGATATTTCTGTAACGGGAATTGCCACCGGCGTAATTACTCCGCAGGGCGACATTGATATTTCTGCCGATCTGTAAAGGAGGGATGGCATGGACGAAGAGCTTTATAAGGTACTGGTGCAGGTTGACGATGCAAGTCGAGTGACAGCCATCAATTCTGATGCATTCATTTCAGATGAAACGGGTTGGACGGTTGTTGATGTTGGTACCGGAGATCGACATCATCATGCTCAGAACAATTATTTGACATATCCGCTCATCGACGATCGAGGCGTATATCGCTACAAATTTGTTGACGGCGTGGTTGTCCAGAGAACGCAGGCTGAGATGGATACCGATTATGCAAATCAACCTGATCCGGAACCATCCGAAGAGGAAAAAGAAAAAACACTAACGAATGCCAGAATTCAGGCATTGACGGACAGAAACGAGTTCATTGAAGATTGCATTGCAGAAATGGCGGCGGTCATCTATGCGTGACATCTTCTGGGGACTCTTTCTTTTATTTTTGGGCGAAGGAGGTGAGATCATGATGGCAATGTTTTTTGCGCAGCGCGTAATTCTTGGTAAGACTGCATACAAGGATGTCCCGGCTAAGCTCAAGCCTCAGGTGAAGGAGCTGCTGGTGGATTCCGGTCTCCCGGAACTGGCTGAGGAGTAAAAAACTGAATCTTTGAAAGGAGAGCACAATATGCAGCGATATCCGGATAATAGACCAGTGGGGTATCAAGGAATGTATCCTTATCAGATGCCTCAACAGCCTATTCAGATTCCGGCCAATCCATACATGGAGCCCGCTTCCCAAAACCGTCAGCTCAGTTTGAGAGGACGGTCAGTAGCGAGCGAAAATGATATTCGTCCAAACGATATTGTTATGGATGGCGGCGTGTCATTCTTTCCAAAAGACGATGGGCAAGCAATTTTTGTCAAATGGTGGGGTAGCAATGGCTTGATCGAAGGTCGAGTCTTTGTTCCCGCACCGGACACTACATCCGATAAAATCGAAGGCTCTAATGCCGAAAAGAAGCTCGACGATATTTTGGAGCGACTTGTTCGATTGGAAAAGCGGCTTGGAAAACCTTATAACCCGAACCGTTCCAATCATCAAAATGGAAGTCCGAAGAAGGAGGATGCAGCTCATGAATAATCCGATGTCTATGCTTTTGAATATGGCAATGCAAAATTCGGCTATCGCGAATAACCCGAGAGCACAGGAAATGCTTCAGGTCATTCAGAGCGGAGACGCACAAAAGGGTCAGCAAATCGCCATGAACCTTTGTAAAACTTATGGGGTTTCAAAGGAACAGGCGGTCGGTATGGCCACGGAATACTTTAAGAATCAGCTTCATATCCCGCTCTAAGGGGTATGACAGACCGAATGAAATAATGCAACAACGCAGAGAGACTTTAACGGAGCGCGCGGCCGGAAGGGTCTCTTTTCTGTTGTTAATATTTATTTTTAGGAGGTCATCCTATGTTTGGTTCTTCTATTCCCAGTATTCCTTTGACTGCTCCGATTGGCAACATGATGGGCGGCTTCAATGGCGGTTATGGATGCGGTAACGACAACAGCTGGTGGGCTTGGATTATTCTGTTCGCTTTGTTTGGCGGCTGGGGTAATCGGAACGGCAATAATAATGGTATGCCTTCCGTGGTTTACATGGATCGTGGCATGAACGGCGGAGTGGGCTCCGAAGTACAGAGAGGCTTTGACACGAGTGGTATCATTACTAAACTCGACGGTATCAACAACGGCATCTGCTCCCTCGGCTACGATCAGCTTGCTCAGATGAATGGCATCAATACCAGCATCATGCAGACCGGATACAACATCCAGAACGACATTACACAAATGGGCATCGCTCAGATGCAGGATACAAACGCGCTGTCTCGTCAGCTCGGCGATTGCTGCTGCGAGAATCGTCAGGGTCAGGCCGAAATCCAGTACCGGATGGCGACTGATACCTGTGCGATCACGACCAGTATTGCCAATGCGGCGCGAGACATTATGGACAACGACAATGCGAACTTCCGTGCTATCTCGGATCGTCTCACGGCTTCCGAGTTGGCTCGTAAGGACGAGAAGATTGCGGATCAGGCACAGCTTATCAATAACCTGAATCTGGCGGTATCTCAGCGGAATCAGAACGAATATCTGATTGCTCAGCTGAGGCCTTGCCCGGTTCCGGCTTACACTGTGCCCAATCCGTATAACTACAACGGGCAGACCTGCTGCGGGAATTACAGCTAAATCAAAATGGGAGAGATTTCTAATACGGAGATCTCTCCCTATCTCTTTTAGGAGGTATATTTATGATTGAACTCACTAATTCTGCCGCTCAGACTGTCCAACCCGGAGCGGCTGTTACCTTCGATACGGTGATGCTACACACTGGCTGCGGCGAATGTTTCACGAAGGGGATTCCTTCGGTTAAACTTCGTGCTATTGGTGGAACATACAAAATCGACTTTACAGGTAACGTGAGCGGCACTGCTGCCAATACGCCGGTGCAGCTCGCAGTTGCATTGGGTGGTGTAGCAATTCCGGCAACGGTTGGCGTTTCGACTCCGGCTGCCGAAAATGCTTTCAACAATATCGCCATCGGCACATATGCTAAGAACGTGTGCTGCGATCTCAACCGCGTGAGCATTGTCAATACAGGTACGGTTCCGGTCCTGTTGGCTGCGAACATGAATCTGCGCATTGCGCGGGTATCCTAATGGAGGTGAACAACGATGTATGAGAACGACAAGGTAAGAGAACTTTGCGGTATCTACGATAATATTGTTCAATCCGTTAAGGGTGAAATCGCAAAAGGCATCGAAACCGTGGACACGCACGAACTCGGCGAAGCAATCGACATGATCAAAGACCTTGCTGAGGCGAAAAAAGACTGTTTGAAGGCCTGCTATTATGCGAGGCTTATCGAGACGATGGACGATTTCGAGGAGGAAGATGAATACGGACGGCGTGGATATCACAGGCGACCGCTTAGAAAGCCTCATCCATATGACTACGAAGATCGTCTGAATCGCGAAGGCGGTTTTGAGGAAATGCTTCGAGAGGGCGACCGCCATACTGAACATCCTCGATATGGTCAGGCTTACAACGAGTATCAGTCTGCCAAGAGGCATTACACGATGACCAACTCGCAGACGGATAAGGACGAAATGACTCGCCATGCTAACGAGCACGTTGCAGATACGATGGAGACTGTTCGGGAAATCTATAAGAGTGCCGATCCAGATCTCAAAAAGCGTATCAAGACGGATCTGACAAAACTCATCAGCGAAATGCCGGGCTAAAAGCAATGAAAAGCTTCCTACTAAATGGATATTTATGGAAGCTTGAGCATGTAAGCCCCGATGATCCGATTCTCATGGATCGAGACGGACGATTCAGCGTGGCAACGACAGACCCTCGAACGGGATCGATTTATATTTCGAATCGCTTAACCGGCCACTTTAAAAATCGTGTTTTGATTCATGAGATCGGACATTGCGTTTTATTCAGCTTCCATCTGATCGACGACATCTACCGCATGGTAAAGCCGGAGTACCGCACAGAAGCGGAAGAATGGATATGCAACTTCATAGCCGACTATGGTATGAAGATATTTGAAAGCATGTACTTTATCCTTGGCGATGAAGTTTGGACATATATTCCAAGAGAACTCGAACGAATGATCGGATAGGAGGTGATGGCGTGGATAGTCGATTGCAAATCTTTGTCACGATTATCTGCTCCGTAATCGCATCTTCCGGATTCTGGACATGTATGCAAAAGATTACGGATAAAAAAGATGTAAAGACGCAAATGCTGATCGGCCTGGCTCACGATCGAATTGTCTGGCTTGGCATGCAGTATGTCGAGCGTGGATGGATTACGCAGGACGAATACGAAAATTTGTATGAATACCTGTATAAGCCATACGAGAAGATGGGTGGCAATGGCTCAGCAAAGCGAATCATGCAGGCAGTCAACAACCTGCCGATTCATAAATCTTCTTATATGAAAGGAGTAACAAAATGACGCTGAACAATAAAACTTACGATGTGATTAAGTGGATTGCACAGTATTTCATTCCGGCTGCGGGCACGCTCTATGCAGCACTGTCCAAGATTTGGGGCTTTCCATATGGCAGCGAGGTTGTCGGCACGCTAAGCGCGATTGATATTTTCCTTGGCGCGATTCTGGGTATCTCTTCCGCAAACTATTCGGGAGAAGGTACGCTTGAAATTCACGCTGATGCGGAAACGAATAAGGATGTGTATCAGCTCATGCTGAATGTTCCGGTGGAGTCGCTGGCAGATCGTGATTCCGTGACCTTTAAAGTCAATAAGGATTCGCGGAATTAACATTTCTTATGATAGAGAGTTCATGAAAGGAGAAAATCGTGGATATTCTAAAAATCATCGGACTACGAGTTGACGAACCACAGGAAACTGAACCGGATGACATCGATGTTGAAATCGAAGAACTGACGAAGACGATTCGAGGAACTGATCCGCTTACGGAGAATTATCCTAAACTGACCGAACGTCTAAAGGGACTGTATGATATTAAGGGCAAGAAGCTTAATACCGATCCAGTACTCGAACCGACGTTTCTTCAGAAATACGGGGATACGCTCTTGAAGTGCGGATTCTCGATTCTATCGACGTTTATGATTCTTCACTACGAAGACGTCGTTGGACCGATTCATTCGACGCTGAAAAATAAACTAGGTCGTGATTAACCATTTGCGAAGATATTTGATGGACTGAACTCTCGAAAGAGATCGCTGTGAAAACACGGCATCTCTTTTTTTTTTCGCAGAAATTGCATGCCGTATAGTGAAAGGAGTGATTTCTTTGTTTAAAAAGAGAGGGTTTTAACAATCCCTCTTTCTTTTTATGCTTGATGTCGGGCATCGTATTTGTATTTATCTTCTATCGGGAAACTTCCGTGTGTTACCCACCAGTTTGTAACCGAAAGCGGAATGACTTTGCGTTCACCATTCTCGGGATAAGCCAAGTTGACTGCGCGAAGGGAAGATATCTGCTTTATGGCGTCATTCAGAAGCGAATCGGTACTTTGCCCCGGCATGATGTTCCACGAAAGTTGAGGTGCAATAATGTAGCAATATTCTCCATTGCCGTCAGTTGTCTTATGTCCTTTTCGGATCATAGCGTCGGAAAAATCATAAACAATGCCAAGCTCGTCTGGTACATCAACGGCTAAACAAAAACTGATGATATCACGATAATGCGGAGTATAGCCGTCGAGGTCTGGATTAGGGTCCCAACGAGTTTTATGCGGTATAAAATCAACTGTTATCGCATATTTGTCTGACAAAGGGGGCGGCCCGTAATTGTCTATTTGATGCGGCGCAAAAGAGTGAAGCCCCATGTGAAAAACGTGTTCCATACAATCGAAACCCCCTCTATCCCGTAATTGTTGACTATATTATAGCACAACACATAATATTTGTAAAGCTTTACTAATTAGAAAGAAAAGAGGTATATTCTATGCGAAAAGCGCATTTTGAAGTGGTGATCAGATTCAATATGGTGGACGAAAAGGTTTGCTCGCAAAAGTCCTGTGACAAATTTCTGGATGCCTTTCTCGAAATTATGACCGATCAATTTTCGGGCGTCAAAGAATTTGCTGAGCTGACCGATATCATTGTGAAGAGCGGACCGGAAGATTCTCCAGAACCACTTTATAAGGCGGATATTCGAGACTATAGCAGCAAGAAACACTTTTCATAATTCGCAAAAATTGCAGCTCCTATAATAGAAATATTATTAGGAGGAAACTATTATGGAAGTTATTATTATCTGCCATACGGTAGGATACGCTTGTGATGTGGAGTTAGAAGGATTTAATGCTCCGATCAGATTCTATTTCGAAACGATGGATCAGCGAAGAATGTTTTCGAAGTTAATTCGGAAATACAATCGTGTCAACGTTCGAAAAGGAAAACCGATTGGTGTTACGCATTATGACATTGACGCGTCAAAGATGAACGTGATCTACTACTTTGGCAAAAGAATTGCCGAAATGGTTTATGCCTGACGTTTCGAGAGACAGAGCTCTAACAGGGGCTCTTTCTTTTTATTTTTTTCGCAGGAAAAACATCTTCTATTATAGGAGGTGATCTTTATGAAAAAGATCGAAATTTTGGGAAAGAGATATTATGTATTAACAGAGGAGGAAACGCATAATGTGCATGGTTCGGCCGCACGTATTATTAGTTCCGATCTGATGGTTGAAATTATAGCTATTTTGTATGGGCTAACGTTAAGCTTTCCCTATACTGGAAATTCGTATTTTGAATTATCTGATAAGGGGAAAGACTTAATTCATCAAATAAAACAGACATTGCAGGAACTAGAGCAGGCCAAGTCATTTGACGATGCGTAAGCTCTTTGTAGAGACCTACATGGTCTCTTTCTTTTTCGCAGAAAAAACATCTTCTATCATAGGAGGTGATCTTTATGAAAAAGATCGAAATTTTGGGAAAGAGATATTATGTGTTAACGGAAGAAGAGCTTCGTGACCATGAAGGATATCCCCTGTACTGGCTCGATTCGGATGCACATGTTAAGATCGATGTTGCTTTGTTTCAATTTAAAGGACTGATTAACGAATGTCCAATGCCTGATTGGGAGAAGGAGTTGAGAATAGATCAATATAATAAGGCCATCGAAGGATTGTACAGAGGGCATTCGATTGTCAGTCCATGAATACTTCGAAAGGAGACCTACATGGTCTCTTTCTTTTTATTTTTCGTAAGGAGGTCTTGACGGATGAGTTCAGATGCAGTATGCTTATTCATAGGATTTGTAACAGGGATTCTTGCAACGATATATATTCTTGAAACATTCTATATAGATTAGCTCGCAAAAAAAGCAAGGGCTATAATAGAGAACTTTGGGAGTTTACCCGTGGGAGGCTTAGGCATTGGGTCCTAAGTTAGCCCGCAATAATCGTCTAATTGGAGGACACCGGAATACCGGAGACGTATGTTAGAAGCATACAAGGTTTTTTATTTTTCGACTTGGAGGGGAACGATATGGCTAAAATAAAATCCGTAACCTGCCCGAACTGCGGAGCCGTTCTTACCGTGGACGAAAGCGCCAATGCGTTTTTCTGTATGTATTGCGGCTCCAGAATCTCCATAGATAAAAGCAATAAAGTCACGGTAACTGTGAACGTCAATGAAAACTCTTGTAAGACGAAACGGATCATCGATGAGGCTAAGATTCAGGAGATTAAGTTCCAAGAAAAGAAGATGAATAATGATACCGGTATGGCGTTTGTGGGAATTGGAATACTTATCGCTATGATTGCGTTTTGCGGACATCAGGCGGGAATGTGGTAAACATATTCGCAAAATCTACAATTCTTATAATAGAATCATTGTTCAAAATCGAAAGGAGATTTTATTATGGGAATTGCGACAGCAGCCTTGAGCCTGATGGTAGGATGTATTGGTATTGTTATCTGCTGGAAAGGCTTTAAGCTCGCGCTAAAACTCGTAGGAAAAATGTTCGACGAATTTGGAGATTGGCTCGAAAGTATATTTTAAGACGAGGGCTCACGAAAACGTGGGCTCTTTTCTTTTTGCTCGCAGAAAGCACAAGGGTTATAATAGAAACCATAATCACAATTATGATATTAAAAGGAGAACAAGACTATGAAGAAATTGGTTATTTGTGCTGCTTTAATGATGACTGTGTTGTTTGGAAATTCTGTTATGACAAAGGAAGATTGTCCGAAGACTGTACCTTTTGAGGTGGCCAACGGTAACTATGTTGATTTTCACTTTATCAGCCGAGAAGATGACGGCGCAATGAATTATACTGCGACGGACACGTTTAACGGCCATAGAGTGAACGTCACGGATTACACGGTTCGCTATCTATAAGAGGGAGCTTCGGCTCTTTCTTTTTTTTTTTTTTTATTTATTTTTGAAAGGAGAAATCTCTATGAAAAACTTGTTCGCTACTGGTATTCAGGTTCTCAGGCATTTTGGAAAGACTCATGCCTCCACGATTCTTTCAGTGGCAAGCTCGATTGGAACCATCGCTGCTGTTGTGCTTTGCGGCGAAGCAACGGTCAAGGCGGTTCGGCTGGTAGATGAAAAGAAGCCGGAAGGTACGGTCGAGACGATCAAGACTGTCGCACCGGAGTATGTTCCGACTGTAGCGGCAACTGCTCTGAGCATCGCTTGTGGTTTTAAGTCCAATGATATTTCGAAGAAGCGGACCGCCGCGTTGACAACGCTCCTAAACCTTTCTGAGAACATGGCAAAAGATTATCGTTCGAAAGTAATCGAGACAATCGGCGAAAAGAAGGAACGAGAGATTCGGGATGAAGTGGCGAAAGAGCGGGCAGAAAGGCAAAATAATCAGCTTGCCACGATGACCAAAGAAAGTCATGACGGAGAATCTTTGTTCTTCGATGCGTACAGCGGAAGATATTTCTGGTCTACCTATGAGCGGATCATGAAAGCATTTAACGATGTCAACTATAAAATTCTTGGAAGCTATTATGCTTCGCTAAACGACTACTATGAAGCGCTGGACAATCCTAAATTGACGCCGAACAATATGGGCGACGAAGTAGGCTGGGGAAGCCCGACGAAAGTTGAACCCTATATCACGACCGGCATGAGGGAGGATGGTATTCCTTATGGAATCGTGGACTTCGATCTGGATAGTAAGCCCCGAAGTGGATTTAGTGTCCTTTGATGGCGCTATGGTGATCTTTCGTGTTAATGGCTTGCTGAAGGAAAACAGCATTACAAAGATCAGGGAGGCATATGAGCAATTCTACGGAACAAAAGAGTATTGGGAGTATTATGAAAAATACGTGGCTCCCGGTATGGTGCAGAGCGCTCCCTTCAGAAGATCTAAAACAGAACTCGACAAACTGATTGAGAAAGCGAGATGGGAGAATGAGCACTCATGGTTCTATCGTCTCTTCCACCGCTGGAAAGAATGACTACATCAACCCCGTTACAGCGGGCTGGGAAAGTTTTTATCTGACCGAAAAGGATGCAGATATTCTTACCCACTGCATGGAGCTGGGAACAATGAGCAAAACGGCGGTTCTTCGAACGGCACTGCGATATTATGAAGCGATTCTGGAAAGCGAGGTTAATTGATCATGGATGCAGCAATGGTGGCACTTATGATTATATGGCTCGTACTGTTCTGTGTTTATATGGCGTATGCGTGGAGGTGTCGAGTAAACGTGCAAAGAGAATTTGAAATTCAGGCTTGGGCGGATGATCCAAAACAGTTCATCCCCCTTTCTTCTTTTCTGAAGCGGTTCGGAGATTTCGACAATACGATGAGGCTTTACAGCAGCATCGATCCGGACGACAGCTACCCCAGAATCTATATGGAATACGCGGGACCGGGCATGGGCTACGTCCAGATTATCGATACGCTCAAAGAGTGGAGCAAAACTGAAAAAGTTGATTTTGATATTCGGGAAAAAGAAGCTCCAAAGAGTTGGAAAGACCACGTTAAGAGAGCCACTTTGTATGAAATTACAGGCGGCCGAGTTACAAATATGCGGGAGGGATATTTTAAATGAAAGTCATCAAACGAAACGGAACTGAAGTCGAGTTCGATGCAACAAAGATCGCTGGAGCAATTACTCGGGCAGGCAAAGACAGAATACCATTCGATGATATTGCCAAGATTGCGGACAGTGTAGGGGATCAATGCGCGTTGTTTGGTCGTGCGCCTCATGTCGAAGAAATTCAAGATATGGTTGAAGATGCCTTGATGGAAAACGGCTATGCGACCGTAGCTAGAGATTATATTCGTTATCGCTATGATCGAGAGAAAATCCGTAAAGGAAACAGTACGGATGCTGAGATTCTGTCGTTGATCGATCAGGCAAACGAAGAAGCGCTTCAGGAGAACAGCAATAAAGATCCGGTCATCAACAGTGTTCAGAGAGACTATATGGCCGGATATGTCTCTAAAGATCTGACAGAAAGATATTTCCTGCCTCAGGACATTGTGGAGGCGGATAGACAGGGCATTATTCATGTGCATGACAAGGACTACTTCGCTCAACATATGTACAACTGCTGTCTGGTTAATCTTAAAGACATGCTCCAAAAGGAAACAGTCATTAGTGGTGTGAAGATCGAAAAGCCCCATACTTTCTCGACCACGTGTAATATCGGCATGCAGATTGTTGCACAAGTCGCATCTAACCAATACGGTGGACAGACGATCAGCCTTGCACATCTGGCTCCCTTCGTTGATATTTCAAGACAGGCAATTCGTAAAGAAGTTATGCAGGAAATGCTCGACTATGGCATTCCGGGTGGCGAGTTGTATGTCGATAATATCGTGGAACGTCGTCTCCGAAAAGAAATTCAGAAGGGTATTCAGACTATTCAGTACCAAGTCATTACATTGATGACAACGAATGGGCAGGCACCTTTCCTGTCGGTCATGATGTATCTGAATGAAGCTGAGAATCCGCGAGAAAAAGAGGATCTCGCTATGCTTATCGAGGAGATGCTGAATCAGCGTATTCAGGGAGTAAAGAACGAGTCCGGCGTTTGGATCACTCCTGCATTTCCCAAGCTGCTTTACGTAACTGAAGAGGACAATATTCATGAAGATTCTCCGTATTTCTATCTGACGAAATTGGCAGCCAAGTGTACGGCTAAACGAATGGTTCCGGATTACATTTCCGAGAAATTGATGCTGGAACTGAAGGGCGACTGCTATCCGTGTATGGGTTGCCGAAGCTTCCTCACGCCTTATAAGGATGAGAATGGAAAGCCGAAATACTATGGGCGTTTCAACCAAGGCGTCGTTACGATCAATCTTCCGGATGTTGCGCTCACTGCTATTAAAGAAGAGAGAGATTTCTTCACCGTCCTTGACGAACGACTTGAGCTTTGTCATCGTGCTTTGCGATGCAGACATGAACGGCTGAAGGGAACGGTGTCCGATGTTGCTCCAATCCTTTGGCGGCATGGTGCTCTGGCCAGACTAAAGCATGGTGAAACAATCGATAAACTTCTTTATAATGGATATTCGACGATTTCGCTCGGATATGCAGGATTGTACGAATGTTGCCAGGCTTTCATGCATGTTAGCCATACTGAGCCCGGAGGTGAATCATTTGCGATTGCTGTCATGAGGCGATTGAACGACAAATGTAAGGAGTGGCGCGAAGCGGAGCATATCGACTATAGTGTGTATGGAACCCCGCTTGAGTCCACGACGTATAAATTCGCTAAGTGCTTGCGCAAGCGATTCGGTGTTATCAAAGAAGTAACAGACCACACCTATATTACCAATTCGTATCACGTTAATGTACGCGAGCCGATTGACGCCTTTACAAAGCTCGATTTCGAAAGTCGATTCCAGAAAATGAGTCCGGGCGGTGCTATCAGTTACGTAGAAGTTCCAAATCTGACTGGAAACGTTCTTGCAGTAATCCGATTGATTCAGTATATGTACGACCATATCATGTACGCTGAAATCAACACAAAATCAGACTATTGCCAGAAATGCGGGTACGATGGTGAAATCCAGATTGTAGAGGAGGATGGAAAGTTGATTTGGGAGTGTCCGAAATGTGGTAATCGAGATCAAAAGACAATGAACGTTGCCAGACGAACGTGCGGCTATATCGGTACACAGTTCTGGAATCAGGGACGAACGGCTGAAATTAGAGATCGGGTGATGCACTTATAATGAACTGGATTGAGGCATTTGTTTTAGCATGGATATGTATGGTGATTTGGGAGGCGATTTTTAGTGATGATTGACGATACTACTTTGGAAGTAGTCGTTATGGTGGCATATCTTGCTGGTTGTATATTTGGAATGGTCGCTGGACTATGGATCAGACTTTGATGGCGACAATGTTCTTGTTATTCAAAATAACGATGTCAAAATTAAAACTGTGAGGTGACATAATTGTGGAGTTTGATCCTGTAGTATTCGTCATTTCATTAGTCATCGGATGGCTCATCGGTCGTTATCTTGTGCATAAGTGATTTATAAAAAGACATATTTGAAAGGAGAGCTTCTATGTCTAAAACGTTTTGGAATCTGGTCCGCTTCACCAAACGGCATGCCCCTACGATCTTGAGTGTGCTCGGTAGCGTCGGTGTGATCGGAACAGCCGTAGCCAGCGCAAAAGCAACGATGGATGTGGCGGACATGTATGCCGACGGACTTGACCCAACAGGACTCGACATCGCCAAGAATTATATTCCGACCGCTGTCACTGCTGGCGTGACGATTGGATGCATTATGAGTGGTAATGCGATAAGTACGAAACAGACCGCTGCCATGGCTGCACTGTACGCTGGAGCAACTAAGACATATTCTGATTATCGAGCGAAAGTCATTGAGAAAAAGGGCGTAGAATTCGATAAAGAGGTTCGGGCTGAGATTACAAGGAATGATCCGGGGTATCATCGTCAAGCATTGGATTGCCCAGATGGAAAATTTATGTTTGTCGAACCCATGACCCATCAGACATTTGAGCGGTATGAGCGGGAAATCATGGATGCCGAGTACCATTTTAACCGAAACTTTGTATTGCGCGGATATGCCTCTTTGAGCGAATTCTTATATTTCTTGGGAATCCCGATAACGCCAGAATCCCAAATGATCGGATGGTCGGTCACGGAAGGATTCTGTTGGATTGATATTTCGCATGAATTACTGGATGTTGACGTGAATGGTAAGAGTCTCTACCAGATCACCTATGATATTGAGCCGAGTGCGGAATTCCTCGACGGATGGTATACAGATGGCGTGTATAAAGACGGTGTGCCGGTTGAGCTGGCGGAAAGCGGTGTAGAATGAGAATCGCAAAGATCGTTCCCTATGATGTTGCTAATGGACCGGGAATCCGGATGAGCATTTGGGTCAGCGGGTGCAGAAGGCGATGCCCCGGATGTTTTAACCCAGAAGCGCAGGACTTTGAGTATGGGCAGCCGGTCACCGATGGAATGCTAAACACCATCATAGCCTATTCGAAATCTCAAAATTGCGACGGATTCAGCTTTCTTGGAGGAGAACCTTTCGAGAAAGAAAACGAACCTATACTTTGCGTTATAGTGCGTAACATTAAAAAACATAGACAGTCGCCTACGCAGGATATTTGGTGTTGGACTGGGTATACGTGGGAAGAGCTAATGGATGATTGTCAACGCGGCCATATGCATATGCTGCTGAAGTACATTGACGTCCTCGTAGATGGCCCATTTATCAAAGAAAAGAAAGATATTTCGCTTTTGTGGCGGGGCAGCTCGAATCAGCGCATTATCGATGTGCGAAAATCTTTCGAAGCAGATAGACTCGTCCTCTATGGCTCGCTAAAATAACACGACCTATAATGAAAGGATGGTGTTTTGCCATGATGGAGAAACTTTACAAATTCTTCTACAGGGCAGTTGACGAGAACGAGATCGACCTGACTTGCACACAGAAAGAAAAGAATTATTTCTGGATGGGTGCCAATGTCGGAGCACTGATCGGGACGCTGCTCATCAATGTGATTCTGTGGGGGATGATCGCAATCTATCCAGCAATGTTCTAAACCTATCGACAGAAGGAGGTCTTCACGGTCTCTTTCATTTTTCGGGGAGGCATTATGGGACGAGGTAATTATTATGCGTCGGGAGATTATGCTGCCCAATGGTACGTTGACTATGAGCCTGATATTCTGGAAGAAGTATTTCATGAGATTGAAGAACGATTTGCCTCTTTTCATAGACAGGATAAATGGATTCATCGAGATTCCCATGTTCTGCTGGCGAATGATCTTTTCTGTGTTGGTCTTGCCGACAATGAACATACCGTCACTGTATTCCTCAGCAGCAAAGATGACGGTGTAACAGATGGCTTGGCTGCCCGGCATTTCGAAACTTATAAAAAAGGGATTCTTAATATTCTGTTGAGCTTCTTTGATGAGGTATATGTTCCTACAAGTTCGTGTACTTCGCAAAAAATGCAAAGCGTATAATAGACGGATTAGTCTACACTTGAAAGGAGAAATGATTTATGATCGCTAAAATTATTATCGGATTCTTTGCTATTATTGGTGTTGTGGATATGTTGACTAGTATTATAACAATAGCATTTCCAAAAAGCCGGGCAACGAAATTCCTTTTTAAAAATTGCAGTGTAAAATTTGATCCTCGAACTTATGAGAGAATCGACTAATCTATCCTGTATGAGAGTCTATGGAAACGTGGGCTCTTATATTTTTCTCTCGCGAAAATTGCAAGGCTTATAGTAGAGAGGAAACTCTTAAATAAAAAATATTGGAGGATTTAACTTATGGAAAAGACGAATCAGACTGTTGCTCAGGAAACCAAGACCGAACAGGTTCAGGATACTAAGAAGCAGCGCATCCAGAAGCCTACGAAGGCCGGTGTGAAAAACTTTATTTGCAACCGCGTACTTCCGTTCGCTGCTGGAGTCGGTGCTGCTGTATTAGGTGCTGCTCTGCTCGGTGGCAAGGATCATGGGGACAGCAACGATGACGACTACACGGTTAGCTGACCAATGATATTTGAGATTCTACTCAATGGGAGGATGTTAAGAATTACTTAGCATCTTCCCTTTCTTTTCGCCGTTTACGAAAGGAGGATATTCTTGTTCTTTGAAAAAGTGGCGCAGAAATTCGCGGCTAAGGCCACTGAGACCGCGATCGAAACCGCCAAGGAAAGCGGAAAAAAGACGCTCGATGATTTCATGCCTTTGATCGAGATCGTTATTCTTGGCGTTGTTTTTGCATTTGAGATGGGGCAGCGAAAAAAAGAAGATATTTCATCTGGTAAGAATGCGCCCATCGTGATTAACAACTACATCGATCCCGGTCGCCATGAGCACTGAGGTTTATATTGGAAAGGAGAGTACCAAATGAAACTTGAGGACGTGAAAAGCATCGTCAATCTCGTGGTTGGAATTGGCATCGAAACAATCATCTGTGGCGCAATTAAAACCGTTTTGCCGAATTCCAAAGGATTATCGAAGGCTTGCGTAAGCATTGCGAGCTTGGCTATCGTTGCGGCGATTACAGAAGCAACCCGATCCACGACAGACAATGTGGTTGATGAAGCGGCGAATGCGATCAATATTCTCCAGAACGCCTTTGCCGGAACGGAGGAAGAGAATGAGTGAGAACCGTGGCGTTCCCATGTACCCGAATAATTCGAATGCCGCCAAAGAAAACAATCAGCAGACTAATCTTCCGGCCGAACCTAAAAAGGTCGAACCGGTTACGACTGGAAACGTAACGGTCAAGAAGCCAGGACTCGGCCAGCGCATTATGGATAACATCTTTGACGGCAGCATCGAGGATCGATTGACGACTGCGGTCTTTGATATTTTCATTCCATCAGCGAGGAAAATGTTTGCGGATAACGTGATCGATCTGGTTTCGATGCTGCTTACGGGGCAGCCTGTGAGAACGCGTGGAAGAGGCCAGACAGGCAGCACGACAGTACGAAATAATAACATGCCGTATAACTCCATGTATGATTATGGCACACGGGGAAACGTTGGAGAGCGACCGAGACGAGTCACGCCTGATGAAATCGTAGTCGGCACTCGAGAAGAAGCGGAAAGTGTCTGTCGAAAACTTGAAGACCTTATGCAGATGTATGGGTACGTAACGGTCGATGACTTCTATTGCACTGTTGGCGTTCCCAGTCAGTATACTGATCGTAAATGGGGCTGGAAGTCCTTTGGTGGTGGCTATCCGAATTACGAATCTGTCCCCGGCGGATATCGGATTCTGATGCCTAGAGTTGAAGCTATGTAAGGAGGACATGAATATGAAAACTTTTCATAATCAAGTTCGTGAGCTCAGAAAACTGGGATATTCGGAACAAGAACTGTCATTACTTATGGATATGTCAAGAGGTAGGATTCGATATTTGAGTGCTCTTAGCCTCCGACGTGATGGTTTTAAAACTTTGATGCAGCGGGAAAAATATAGAGCCAAAGGCTGGCCGGATTCCTTGATTGCGGCAAAGCTTGGGATGTCTGAAAATTCATTAACTCATCGCTGCAACGGAGCTAGGCGATGGGCTGAAAAGAAAAGACCGATGAGTGCTATTTCCTAATTATTCGGAATATATAGAAACTATCCAGATAATAAGGAGGATATGAGTATGAGCATTTCGACTAGTATGAGTCTTCGAAAGATTATTGGCATTGTTGGTTCTAACGACTATAAGACCAAATGGGTCGGCGATATGCCTGATTTTCCAAAGATGACGGAGCACTATCACAAAATTCTTATCGGAAAAGCTATTCATTTGTTTGAGCATATATCTAAAATGGGTGCTACCAAAGAAGAACTCAAGCGTGCTGCGGAATACGCTTTGGTCTGTATCGACTGCATCAAATGCGAACTCGATTATAAAGCTTGCTATATCGGGAACGGGATTGATGAGCTGAAAGAAAAGTATTCGAATGAAAAGGAGGACTAAAAAGATGATGGTGACTAAATGTGATCGATGCGGAAAGACATGGCGTTTCTCGGACTCATGTGAAACCCGGCATAACGGCCATTTCTTAATTACGTGGGCTAGGGGCTTGGGCAAGAAAGAAAGGGATCTTTGCATGGATTGTATGGACGATTTTGAAAAATTCATGAAGACTAAATCTGAGAAAGAGTGATATTCCCGATTATGATCTGAATATATAGAAACTACTCAAATAGCAAGGAGGGGCTTCCAATATGACCGAGACTTGTAGCCGTTGTGGAAAGAAATTCGACACCGAGAACTGCGAAACCTATGCCGATATCCAGTACGAGATCTATCACGTTAACAAACATGGTGGGCGCTTCGGCAAGTATACGCTTTGCGGAGATTGCGAGCATAAATTTGAGACTTTTATGATTGAGGTATTTGAGGAGTATATGGAGAATGGGCAAACCCGTTAAAATAAAAGATATTTGCAAATGGGCAAAACTGAATCATGTTCCCCTCGATCCGGAAAGCGCCGAAGATAAGCAATATATTAAGGAAGCGATTGCTTTGACTTCACGCTGGCTGGACGAGGGGATTTCTCGTGATATTTCAATTCAGATGGCGTGTGAGCAAGTGCTGCTCGGAAAGGAAGTTGAATGGTAATGGATAAGATCATTTTCGAATCATGCAATGGGGAACTAATCGTTATTGATGGAAAAGGATATCCGCGTAAAGTCGTCAACAACTGGACGTCTGAGGACTTTATGAGAATTAGAGATGCGATGCTTCTAAAGCATCAGAGAGAATCAGAGGCTCGTGCAAATTCTATTTACGATGCTTTTGGACCATATATTGTAAATGCAAAGGCCAAAGAAGCTCAGATTGACGCCCAAAGAGGTCTTGCTCGAACAATCCGTCAAATGCCGGAGGAAGATGTGATCGCTGTGTTCACGATCTATTTTGATGAGATTCTGAATAAAAAGAATGGAGATGACTCGAAAAATGAATAAAGATGCACATGTTATCGCTATTTCCCATGAGAAGCTGTCTAGCATGACTGAAGGTGAACTTCGCGCTACAATGCAAGCGGAGCTCGCTGAGATTGAAGCAGAATATAATTGCAAAAAGAAAGCTGTCATCGATGTTTTCGATCCTTATATCAAGTCAAGCAAAGAACGATTCAATAAGCAAAAAATGCTTAAGGAACTTATCGAGGAAATGAGCATTGATGATGTGAAACTGATTCTAAATGAAAAAGGATACATTTTGCTTACGCGCTCCGAATCCGAAGCGATTATCAACTATATGGGTATCAAGTCTACGTTTGGCGAGGTGTTTAAATGAAAATTATTGAGCAGTCTTATCGCATTCTCTGGAATCCCGGCGACGTCATCGAAAAAGCTGCTCGGACGTGCTATCGTAGCGAAGACAAAATCACCGATGGCGGATTAAGTGATCATAAAATTAAGGAGATGCTGACCACTCTCGGTCACACTGCTATGCTTGAGCATTCCGTCTTGAGCGTCAAATTCACGACCGATCGAGCGATTGCGAATGAGTTGGAGCGCCATAGGTTGTGCAGCTTCGCTCAGGAGTCTACAAGATATTGTAATTACAGCAAGGATAAGTTCGGCAATGAGTTGACTTTTGTGCAACCGGAATGGCTTCTCGATCTTTTTACATATGAAGCTAGTATATGGGCGGATGCTTGCGTTATGGCGGAACATACCTATTTGACACTCCTTAAGAAAGGCCTCAAACCCGAAGACGCCCGTTGCGTTCTCCCTCTGTCCCTTGCTACGAAGCTGGTGATGACAACGAACTATGCCGAATGGCGACATATTCTCAAGCTCAGAACGGCTAAGGGCGCTCATCCTCAGATGCGGGCGCTGATGATTCCGCTGTTGGAAGAACTTCAGGAGACGATTCCGGTTATCTTCGACGATATTAAAGTGGAGGAATAATTATGAATACCACACTTGAAAAGACGAAAAATGCTATCGAGGCAATAAATGAAATGGTGTACTCTGCGATGCGAATTTTTTCGCTTATTGGGAGACCCGAGGATGCCCTGCTGGATAAGTTAGAACGGACATTTGCAGAATATTATAAATCTTCTGACGAGAAATGCATGGAGGAAGTGGCAGCTATGGATATAATACTAGGACTCGCTTGGAATAAGGCAGTTGACAAAGTGGGCGATTCAGCATTCCATAAGGATGCACTGACGAAACGATTCCTGAAAATCATTTTGGAGGAATAAGCATATGAAAACGGATTCCCACAAATATCTCAGCGAGTATTTGTTTCACTGTATTAACTGCGGAACACTTTTCTATGCGTCTCAATTCGACGGGCGTTACGATTTTGTGGAAGAGTTCAACGTTCAATGCGGTAAACCGATGGCATCCTGTAACTGTCCTGAATGCGGAGACCGAGTATACAGTACCCAGAAAGGAATGTTCCGAAAAGATCAGCCGACTGTGCGCTTTATCACGAGTATGGAATACAAACTGACGGAGGACTAAATGATATTTCCATATAGGCAGGGCCCTTGCACGAGAGATTGCGCAGATCGTTGTGTCGAACCGAACTGTCACATGACCTGTCAAGCCTATCTAAATTGGGCAGAGAGCATCCGAATTAAGAGAGAAGCTGCCACAGAAGTTTCACGTATCAATATGGCTCAGCGAGCTCGAATCATCGAAACAAAGAAGGCTTGCGGGTTTTATGACTGATATTTGAAAGGAGAGCACTATGTTAGCTCCGTGTCCGTTTTGTGGCGGAAGGGCTGCTGCAATCATCACAACTCGAGATGCGGAGCCTCTTAAAAGAACATATTTTGAGGACTATCGAGTTGGGTGTATGCGCTGTAATGTGTATATAAAAGGGTCGTCTCTGTGCAAACTTATCGGGTATTCTCCTTCTCCTGTGAAAATCAGAGATGACTATCCCGAAACTGTACGTAAATGGAACTACTATGCTTCGGCATGATATTTGAAAGGAGAGCACTATATGAATCTCAGTTTTGTCAAAAATGGAATGAAGGTTGTTCGCCGGTTCGGTTCTCGAGCCGGTCTTGTTATTTATAAGCATATGCCGCAAATCCTGATGGGCGCGGGTGTGATTACGGGTGCGGCAGCTCTATATGAAACGGCAAAAGGCACGACGAAGGTGGATGATATTTTCGCCAAGAAGGAAACGCATCTGGCTCGAATTGACAGTTGTGCGGTAGACGGCAAAAACTATACCGAGGATGATAAGAGGAATGATATTCTGAAAGCCAAGGCGATTATGTGCGTTGATCTGGCTAAGGTGTATGCTCCGGCTGCGGGATTGTACGCTGCGAGTATGGCCTGCTTCTTGGGTGGTCATCACATGTTGGCTCAGCGTTATGCGGCTACGGCAGCTGCTTTGACTGCGACAACGAAGGCGTTTGGCGGTTATCGCGGAAACGTCCGGGAAGAACTCGGTGAAGAAGCGGATTGGCGATTCCTGCACGGTATTAAAGCGGAGGAACTGATCAAAGAGACGGTTACGGATGAGAAGGGCGAGACCAAAGAAATCACCGTTGTAAAACGGAATGATATTGGCAAAAATCCTAACGACTACTCAATGTACGCGAAGGTGTTCGAGAAGGGGAACGACTATTGGCAGGGAGAATCTTCCTATAATATGTGGTTCCTTAAAAAGGTTCAGAATCAGATGAACGACAAGCTTCTTGCCAGGCGCAACCATGAGCACGGCGGGTATTTGTTCCTGAATGAAGTCTACGAGGCTCTTGGTTTCGATGCAACAAAAGCTGGCGCTGTGGTTGGCTGGTATATTCCGGCTGAAGGCGCTGCGGATCAGGATGATGCTGACTACTATGTGGACTTCGGTCTGTTCACCAAAGATGGCTCGTATCGTTTTGTCAATGGTCAGGAGGATTCAATCATTCTGGACTTTAACGTAAGAGGCAGCATCTTCGATCTGATGGAAGACTAAGGAGAAGATACTATGCAGACTAAAATCTTGAAGTTGGCAGCTATTATTGGTGGAAGCATTGGACTTGCATACCTTGGAAATCGACTTTACAAACATCGTCAGGTGATGCTCACAGAAGCGAATAATAGCGCCTGTAATGCGATCGAGAGCCGAGGTGAACGAACGATCACGAATGATATTCAGAACGCTCCTAGCCCCCTTCAAACGCCTGTAGAGGGGACTTATGAGACGCAAATGGTTGACTATAGCAAAATTACGCCGATCAGACCTCTTGAGGAAGAAGAAGATATTGACCAGGAGTTCCTGGAGGAACTTAAAGAACCTCATATGATCTCGATCGATGATTTTGATGCAGGATATCCGGAAAGGTATAGCACCGAATCACTGACATATTATGCAGTGGATGATATTCTGGCGAACAACGAAGACGAGATGATCAACGATGTAGAGTCTTTAATCGGTGCCGATGCTTTGGATCACTTTGGAGCAGAGGCGGCCGAATTGAGCGGGGACAGCGAAACGATGTATATCCGTAATGAGAAGCTGCATTGCGACTATGAGGTGACGAGAATTCACCAGAGCTATCATCAGGTTGTGTTGGGAGAGTAAGCAATACATAAGGACTATATAGGAGGACATTATGGGCCAGTATTATATGCCGACGCTAATCGCAAAAGACGGAACGATTTCTACGCTGTATCCGCTCGAATACGATAATGGCTTGAAACTGATGGAACACTCTTATATCGGAAACAATTTTGTAAATGCTGTATGCACTCAAATTTGGAAGAATCCGATGAAGGTTGCATGGATTGGCGATTATTCTAGCATTCCATGGGAAGGAACCTATACGAAACATATTTCTCGAGATGATTTTGAGAAAATCTGTCATGAAGTATGGGGAAACGAGCAGGGGCCTCTTTGCATTCACCCCAAGCCTCATGGATATTTAACTATGAAAAAACGGCGGGGGTATCTTATCAACCATACGACGAAAGAATATGTTGATCTCGAAAGCTATATCGAGAAAAATAAATGGCATGAAAAATCAGAATATAGACGACGTAGAGACGGACGAGTTGTCAACGAACCTTACGAGTATGACAAGTGCATTCATCCTCTACCGCTCTTGACCGCCTGCGGTAACGGACGCGGTGGTGGAGACTATTATGACCGCTTTTCGAATTACGAAAATGTCGGGAGTTGGGCTTTCTGTGAGATCGAACTTACAGGAATAAAACCTAAAGGATATGATCTTGCAGAATATTATTTCTCAGAACAACGAAAGGTTGAGTGATGATTCATGAAAATTAAAAATTTCGTTCTTGCGGGTATGCTGACTGGCGCACTGTTCCTCACGACGGGATGCAGTGAAGCAGACAAAGTTAATGCCAACATCAGCAAGCAGGCTGACTACTTTGAGTCGCAGCGAAAAATTACGGTCTATAACGCTCGAACGGACAAGATCATTCTTGAGTGCGAAGGTGCGATGTCCATCTCGAACAACTCGACCAAAGAACTCGTCGTGACTATAAAAACTGGACCGAACTCGTATAAAAAGAATTATATCTATCTGAATACGTATACTATGTACGTGGTAGAAGATACTACAGGAATGTATACTGATCCCTACCATTACAAGCTCTATTTCCACACGGATGTTATCCCCAGTGTTGAAGTTAAGCCGTGAAGAAGTTCTAGGTTTAAGGAAGGAGCATTAGCTATGAAATCTAAAGCAGAGTATCAAAGAAGATGGTGTGAAGGCCTTCGTCTTGGATATATGGTGAATTCCAGAGACCCATCATTTCCCCGATGCTATGCCAAAGCGATGATGAGAGAGGACAAACGAAAATATTGGGCAAAGAAGCACCGAAAACTTGGGCCTTCATATAATCGAACGATTGAGGTATATTTGGGAAAACGCATACGGGCAGTCCTGATTGACCAATATTATAATCGTAGTCTTATCAATATGTGGCCAACGAACATGATCCATGTGGATTTGGGAAACGAAATCGTTATTCCTGGCAATCGAATACTATACGAAGAGCTTTTGAGGAATTCTAATTTAGACGAAAAGGAGTGATATTTTACGATGACGGAAAAGGAGCGTGAAGCGTATGTAAGATGGCTTCGTCGTTTCATTGAACGAGAAACCCCTGCCGGACGAACCTATGATAGACTCTTTGATATTTTGATGAATCGGGAGTTTATCGGAATCGTTCCGCATGATGAAAACTTGGAAGAGCATGGCCTTGAGCTGCGCGGCATGTACTTCGGGGTACGCTGGGCAGACTTGGGGCCGTGCTCCGTTTTGGAAATGCTGGTCGCACTTAGTCAGCGGATTACGGATATTATGGTGGACGATGAACCGAACTTCACCGATGGATATTTCTTCTGGCGGATGCTTAATAATCTTGGATTGATTCAGTTTGACGATGAGGCTTTTGAGGATTGGCGGACGGAAGACCTGGTGGAGGATATCCTGAATGTCTTGCTTGAACGGCTGTATGAGTACAACGGGCGAGGCGGACTGTTTCCGCTTAAACGACCGCGAGAAGATCAGCGAAGAGTGGAGATGTGGTATCAGGCGCAAGCGTGGCTGATGGAGACGTTTGATTGCCTATGACATTTGGGTACTTTGAAAGGAGAGACAAACTTATGAACCTTACTAATGTTTTGGATAAGATGAGCGGTGTGGAAGAGCGCCTTAAAGCATCTGCGACTGACATGTTTAACGGTTCCGTAGCAGAGCCTAGCATGGCGATTATTACGATCAGAGTTGCCGAGGAAGAGGATGTTCCAGGTGTTCTGATTCGGGTTTCAGGCAAAAACGGGGACAGTATTACGAAGGAGATTTGAGTGATGGATGACAGAGATAAGCAACTTTGGACATGGCTAAGTAGGCTGCCGATCGAATTTAACAGTGCGGTTTTCGAGGTCAATATAAAACCTCTGAATGATCGTGCATCTCAGATTGTTGAGGAGCGGAACACGCCGACAGAGTATAGTAAATCGATTTGGACAGCCGATTCGAGAAGCGCCCCGGCATTCGAAAGTGTTGCTTTAGTGCCTGATTTCGACAGTTATAAGTGTTCGATTTTTGTAGTCTACAAAGGTGGTTCACATAGCTCGTTTGAAGTGTTTTTGAATGAGTTTCATCGAGATACTCCTTCAGCAAAACTGTAACAGTTGTGACAGTTTTGAAATGCATTTTCAAGGTTTTGAAAAATTTTGGCTGTTCGCGTTAAGAAATCTTAACGGAAAAGAGAAAAAGTGTTACAGAAAACTGTAACAGTGTGACAGTTTTGAAAGCCCAAAAATCCAAAACTGTAACAGCATTTTTCTAGATATTATTAGAAAAAATAGGGGTCTGTTACAGTTTTACAGTTTTTTACTACTAAAAAGTTTTTTGGGGAATAGTGTTTTTATATAAAAGTTTATAAACTGTGTAAAAAACTGCACAACTGTCACAACGCCAATCACAAAAGAGTGAGCCGAGAAAGGAGGTTACGGCATGGACTTTTGTCAAATCAGGACGCGTACTGTTCCGAAAGAAAAGAACGTCGTCGAGATCTATCCGGAGTTTAAAATCTGCAAAAGCAAAGACCTCATGATCCGAGGTAAAGACTTCTACGCAATTTGGGACGAAGAGCGTGGGCTATGGACTACGGATAGTTACGACGTGCAGCGTCTTATTGACAAGGATATCGAAGCTAAGGTTGACGAAACCAGAAAGATATTCCCTGAGGCCACATTACGACTCCGAACGATGATGGACTACTCCACAAATTCATGGAAGATATTTCAGAGCTATGTGGGGAACCTGTCTGATAATAGCCATCAGCTCGACAGTAAGCTAACCTTTGCAAATACGCCAATCAAGAAGACCGATTACATTTCGAAGTCACTACCCTATCCACTTGAACCCGGAAACTATGATGCGTTTGATGAGATCGTCTCAACGCTCTATGATCCTGATGAACGAGCAAAGATCGAATGGGCGATTGGGGCGATTGTTTCGGGTGACAGTGTTACGATTCAGAAATTCCTGGTCTTCTATGGCGATGCGGGCGCAGGCAAAAGTACGATCCTTAACATCATCCAAAAACTCTTTGAGGGATATTACGTAAGTTTCGATGCCAAGTCTCTTGCGAGCAATAACAACCAGTTTGCTACAGAAGCTTTTCGAGACAACCCGCTTGTTGCAATTCAGCATGACGGCGACCTGAGTCGAATTGAAGACAATACCAAGTTGAACTCAATCGTGTCTCATGAGATGATGACCATGAATGAAAAATACAAGTCTGCTTACACGGCGCGAGCGAATTGTTTTCTCTTCATGGCAACGAACCGTCCGGTCAAGATTACCGACGCGAAATCGGGTATCATCCGTCGTTTGATCGATGTACGGCCAAGCGGACGAAAACTCCCATTCAGCCGCTATCAAGACTTGATGGGCAAGATTGATTTTGAGTTGGGCGCGATCGCATATCATTGTCTCGAAGTTTATAAGGAGATGGGAAAGGACTATTACAATGCCTATCGACCGATGGATATGATGTATAAGACTGACTTCTTCTTCAACTTTGTCGAGGATAAGTATGATATCTTCGATAAGCAGGATTGCACGACTCTGAAAATTGCCTATGCGATGTATAAGGAATATTGTGAGGACAGCGGGACTGAGGCCAAGCTGCCGATGTACAAATTTCGAGAGGAGCTGAAGAACTATTTCGAGCATTATGCCGACATGGAGCGTATCGATGGAAAGCAAGTACGGAAATATTATTCAGGGTTTATCCGAAAGAAGTTTCGACCGGAAGAGCAAGCCAAGGAGGAAGCGCCAAAGGAAAAAGGATCATGGCTGAAACTCGATTGCACCGAATCTTTGCTGGATGATATTTATGCGAACTATCCTGCCCAATACGCAACTGAGGATGGTACGCCGCTTGCCGCATGGGACAAGGTGACGACAACTCTAGCTGATATTTGCACGGATAAGCTGCATTATGTCATGCTGCCTGAGAATCATATCGTGATCGATTTTGACCTGAAAGACGATTCAGGCGAGAAATCCGTTGAGCGAAATCTCGAAGCGGCATCAAAGTGGCCAAAAACATATGCCGAGTTCAGTAAGGGTGGCGCCGGTATTCACCTGCATTATATTTATGAGGGAGGCGACCCGAAGCAGCTTCAACGGCTTTATGCGCCGAATATTGAAGTCAAAGTGTTCACGGGCAAGAGCAGCTGCCGACGTAGGCTTACGAAATGCAATGATATTCCGATTGCCACGATTACGAGCGGACTTCCGTTGAAAGAGGAGAAGCCAATGGTCAATGAAAAAGCTGTCAAAAGCGAAAAGGGACTGAGGCGATTGATTAACCGCCATCTTCGTAAAGAGATCGTAGGCTCGACCGCTTCCTCGATTGGTCTTATTAATGATATTCTCGATAAGGCTTACGAAAGCGGGATGGCCTACGACGTGAGCGACATGAAACCTGCTGTTCTGGCCTTTGCTGCGGGAAGCACGCATCAGAGCGAACGATGTACGAAGATCGCAATGAAAATGAAATACAAGAGTGAAGACACGAGTGATTCCGGCGCTTACGCCGAAGAGCCGCTCGTGTTTTTTGATATCGAGGTATTTCCGAATCTTTTCCTTGTCAACTGGAAGTATCCGGGCAAAGAATGCAAATGTGTTCGGATGATCAACCCAAGTCCGCAAGATGTTGGGGAACTGATGCAAAAGAAGCTAATCGGTTTTAACTGTCGTCGATATGATAACCACATCCTTTATGCCAGATATCTCGGAAAGAGTGTCGAAGAACTTTATGATATCAGTCAGGCGATCATTTCTGGCGATCGAAATGCGATGTTCGGGCAAGCATACAATGTGAGTTACACGGATGTCTACGACTTTTCGAGCACGAAGCAGAGTTTGAAGAAATTCGAGATTGATCTTGGTATTCATCATCAAGAGCTTGGCTTACCTTGGGATCAGCCCGTGCCCGAAGACAAATGGCAGCTAGTTGCTGAGTATTGTGACAACGACGTTATTGCAACGGAGGCTGTTTGGAATGCTCGGCAGGCGGATTTCGTGGCTAGAGAGATCCTCGCTGATATCGCAGGCGGAACAGTGAATGACACGACAAATCAGCTGACTGCCCGATTGATATTCGGAAATGTCAAGAATCCTCAAAGCTCGTTCGTTTATCGCAATCTGGCAGATCCTATTCAACTGCCGGACGATTCTCCGGAAAAGGATTTTCTTAAAGCAAACTTTTCTGAGATGATGAGGGAGCCTTTCGGCGAAGCAAAAAGTGATCTTCCGTATTTCCCGGGGTATAGCTTTAGTAGTTTTAAAAGAGGTCTTCGAGGTCTAGATAAATATCTGGCAGCAATTCTAAACGAAACACCGGCAACCGATATTAAGGTTAGTGTCTCGGAACAGGTTGAATCCTCTTACGGTGGCTTTGACCCTGGCGAAGGAGGATTTGTATGGGCCAAACCCGGAATGTATGGTCGGACAATTACGTTTGACGTGGCCAGTATGCACCCGCATAGTATTACGAGCGAGTATCTATTTGGCCAATATACGGTAGTGTTTAATGACTTGCTCAATACTCGAATCGCGATCAAGCATAAGGACTTTGAGAAAGCCGGAAAGATGTTTGACGGAAAGCTGGCTAAATATTTGACTGACCCGACCAAAGCTAAGCAGCTGTCGCAGGCGCTTAAGATTGCGATCAACTCAGTATACGGTTTGACCGCTGCGCACTTCGACAATGCGTTCCACGACCCGCGTAATATCGATAACATCGTCGCCAAGCGCGGTGCATTGTTCATGATCGACCTGTTGAATCATGTTCATGAGCGTGGCGGAGAAGTTATCCATATCAAGACCGATTCGATTAAAGTGCTTGATCCGTCTCCAGAATTGCAGAAAGATATTATTGCTTTCGGTAAACGGTATGGGTATGATTTCGAGATTGAGCACATCTTCGAGAAAATCTGTTTGGTCAACAATGCAGTTTATATTGCTAAATTGGCCGAGGATGACCCCGAAGCGCCTGGACAGTGGACGGCGACTGGCAAGCAGTTTGCGGAACCATATGTATTCAAGACCCTGTTCTCGAAAGAACCTATTGTGTTCGATGATTATTGTCAGACCAAGAGCGTTAAGTCAGCAATGTATCTCGATTTCGATGAAGATCTCGGAGAAGATGAGCACAACAGGATATTCGTCGGTAAGTGTGGCCAGTTTTGCCCCGTTCTTCCGGGAACCGGTGGAGCACGACTTGTCCGTGAGCAAGATGGAAAATTCAATTCAGTAACAGGCGCAAAGGATTACAGATGGCGAGAAGCCGAATTTCTGCGGGAACTGAAAAAGGAGGACACAGTAGATGAATCCTATTACCGAAAACTGGTCGATGAGGCAGTTGCAAGCTTATCAAAATTTGGTGACATCGAATGGTTCCTTGGAGAAAGCATCGGAGGGCCAAGGGATGAATAAGCTTTCGGATTTGCCTCAAGCTAAAGAGCATGTAAACCACCCCGAACACTACAAGACCGGGAAGTTTGAGTGCATTGATATTATGGCAGAGACGCAGGGTATCGATGCTGTGCAAAGTTTCTGCGTCTGTAATGCATTTAAGTACCTCTACCGTCATAAAAAGAAGAACGGAACAGAAGATATTTCAAAGGCAATCTGGTATCTGAATAAGTACCTTGAGCTTGAAAAGGAGAAGAAGCATGAGAACGTTTAATGGCAACAATGTCAATGAGAGCACAATCGAGATCGAGCATAGCATGTATCAAGGCAGACCATATACAAATGTTGTAGTGAAGAATGCCTGCATCATGTTTACGAATTTTGCGGGAGAGAAAGACCGGTTTAATCTTGGCAAACCGCAGTTCAATCTGGTACTGACTAAGGAAGCGGCTGATGATCTTCGAGCCGATGGATGGAACGTTCGTGTCATGCCCGCACGCGAGGAAGGTGAAGAACCGACCTACATGACAAACATCAACGTCTCGTTCTCGAATGATGGTCGTCGTGATCCGACAATCAAGCTTTATTCGTCTCTCGATGGAAAGAAGGCGTGTCGCCGTTTGACTGCCGAAACGCTTGGCATTCTGGATGACGTTCGCCTCGAACGCATTAGTCTTCGTATCGGAAGCTTTAACTACGATGGTGATCGTTATACCATGAAGGGGTATCTCCATGAGTTCCAAGCCGTTCAAAAAGCTGAGCGAACCACCTTCGACGATGACTACGCCGATTATCAGGAAGATGACGACGTATTCTGATTTATATCCGCATCAGCAAAAAGCGATTGAGGAATTGAGAGACGGATGTATTCTTTGCGGAGGCGTGGGTTCAGGAAAGAGTAGAACCTCTCTTGGATATTTCATGTGGAAAAGCTGTGGGTTTGACGAGAATCTTGAGCATCCGGTAAAGCCGAAGGATCTGTATATCATCACTACTGCTCGGAAGCGCGATACGCACGAGTGGGATGATGAGTGCCGATTCTTCGGCCTTTCTTTTTTGCCTCAGGAGAGCAGAGCTGGCATAAAAGTAACCGTAGACAGCTGGAACAACATCGGGAAATACGTCAATATCGGGGACGCGTTCTTTATATTTGACGAACAGCGAGTTGTTGGAAGCGGCGCATGGGTCAAAGCATTCCTCAAAATTACTAAGAAGAACTTTTGGATTCTGCTATCCGCTACACCCGGCGATACTTGGACAGATTATATTCCAGTTTTTATTGCTAACGGCTTTTATAAGAATCGAACGGAGTTCATCAATGAGCACATCATCTATAAGAGATTTGCCAAATATCCACAGATTGATCGTTATGTTGGAACAAAACGGCTTGAGCAACTGCGCAAACGATTGATTGTTGAAATGCCTTTTGAAAGGAATACGGTCCAGCATCATGAAGTAATTTATACGGGGTATGATATTCAAAAATACAATATGATCATGAAAAGGAGATGGAATCCGTATGCCGATGAACCAGTCCAAGAGGTCGCTGCCCTTTGCTATTTGCTTCGAAGAGTGGTCAACGAAGACATGGATCGGATACATACTGTACAGGAGATATTATCCGCCCGTGGCTCTGCCATTATATTTTACAACTTTGACTATGAATTGGAATTACTCAAGGCTACCCTTAGCGATGCGGTTGAAATCCGCGAATGGAACGGGCACAAACACGAGAAGATCCCTCTCGGAAAAAGATGGGCATATCTTGTCCAGTATACTGCGGGTGCGGAAGGATGGAACTGCACGCAGACGAACACAATGATATTCTATAGTCAGAACTATAGCTATAAAACTATGATTCAGGCAGCCGGAAGAATTAACCGAATGAATACCCCGTACAAAGACCTGTACTATTACCATTTGAGAAGCCGAGCTAAGATCGATACAGCGATTGCCAACACGCTGAAAATGAAGAAGAACTTTAACGAAAAGGCTTTTGTTGGAGCATAACCCTCGCGTAGAAAACATATGCTATAATAGAGGAGATAGAATACGACTTTTATATTCTATCGTTGGAGATGGAAACATCTCCTTTTATTTTTTGCAAAGGAGGAGATCGGATGTCTCCCAAAGAGAGCGCGTTTCAGAGCAGTCTGATCCGAGAGCTGAAAAGCATGTTCCCTGGAAGCGTTGTCCTGAAGACCGATGCAAATTATATTCAGGGCTTTCCCGATCTCCTTATTCTTTATAACAATAAGTGGGCGCTTCTCGAATGCAAAAAAGATGCCAAAGCGGGTCATCAACCGAACCAAGACTATTACGTTTCAAAAATGGATAATTTGAGCTTTGCTCGTTTTATTTATCCCGAAAACAAAGAGGAGGTACTTTGTGCATTACAAGCAGCATTTGGCGATTGAAGGCAAACATGCCATCATTAGCCCAAGTAATTATCATTGGGTAGACAAAGATAATCTCAATGATATTCTGACAGCCAAGCTCAAAGCCTACTACGCAACCGAACTCGGAACAGCCGTCCATTTGTATGCAAAGGATCGGATTCAAGCCCATATGAAGCTGACCAAATCCGAAAAGAATGGCGTGTTGTTTTCTTTAATTCGAGATCAGCGGATTCCCCGTCGAGCGATTGACATCGATTATATTTTTCCGAATTTGATGAATTATGTAAACGATGCCATTGCTCTAAGAATGGACCCCGAAATCGTGCTGGCTTACAGTTCGGTGGCTTTTGGAACAGCAGATACGATCAAGTTTGAAAATGATATTCTTCGCATCCATGATCTCAAAACGGGCCTTAGTCCTGTATCTATGAAGCAACTTGAGCAATATGCAGCGCTGTTCTTCTTGGAGTACGGCGAAATCGAAGATGCGCACCCGGAGCATACGCAAGTCGAATTGCGGATCTATCAAAACAATGATGTTCAGGTTCTACAACCAGAGCCCGACAGAATACTATCGGTAATGGACCAGATCGTATATGCAAGCGATTTTGTCCAGAAGCAACTTATGGAGGGTTAAAGTTATGGATGATCGAAAACTTATTGGGCAGGAAGAAACCGATGAGCTCGAACACTACGGAACCCCTCGACATAGCGGAAGATATCCTTGGGGATCTGGCGAGAATCCCTATCAGAGAAACGGAAACTTTGTTTCGCATGTTACGAAGTTGCGGAAAAACGGACTCAGTGAGAAACAGATCGCGGATAGCATGGAAATGACCACCAGTCAGCTTCGCGCCAAGCTATCCATTGCAAAAGCCGAAATCCGAAAAGAAGAATCGGCAATGGCTTGGAAGTTGAAAGAAAAAGGATATTCCAATGTCGCCATTGGCCAACGCATGGGTAAGAATGAAAGTTCTGTTCGTGCATTGCTCGATCCGCATCTCAAAGAGCGGAACAACATGACAAACGCACTGGCTGACCAACTTAAAGCTGCGGTAGATGAGAAAAAATATATCGATGTCGGCAGCGGAACAGAGCATCAGTTTGCTATGCCGGTAAGCTCTACAAGAATGCGAACAGCCATCGCTCTACTTGAGCAGCAAGGATATAAAATCCAATACGTTCAGGTCGATCAGATGGGCACGAATAACAAAACAAGTATCAAAGTCCTAACTAAAAATGATGTCGGGTATAAAGAACTTGTTGATAACAAAGAAAAAATCAGTCTCCCGACAAATTTTTATATGGAGGATAATGGTACTAGAGCTAGAGCTCTTGAACCGCCAGTCTCTATTGACAGCAAGCGAGTCTATGTGAACTATACAAATGATGACGGAACGGGTGGTGCCCAAAAAGACGGCCTAATTGAGCTTCGCAGAGGAGTGCCTGATATTTCTCTTGGTAATGCTAATTATGCTCAGGTTCGAATTGCTGTTGACGGAAATAAGTATATGAAGGGCATGGCTGTCTACTCAGACGATATTCCCGATGGCTATGATATAATCTATAATACAAACAAAACGAGAGATAAATCGGAAAAAGTCTTCAAAAAGATGGAAAAGGACCCGGTAAATCCATTTGGTGCAACTATCAAAATGGATGACCAGCTCGTTCGTGCTCAACGGCATTATATCGATCCCAAAACAGGAGAAGAGAAATTATCGGCGCTTAATATTGTCAATGAAGAAGGAAACTGGAATGAATGGAGCAAATCCCTTTCGTCGCAGGTACTTTCTAAACAGACATACGCATTAGCTAAAAAACAACTTGGGCTCGCGTATGATGCCAAGGCAGAAGAATTCAAAGATATTCTTGCTACCACGAACCCCGCAGTTAAGAAACAGTTGCTCGATAGTTTTGCCGACGATTGTGATGCTGCCGCTGTACACTTAAAGGCTGCCGCTTTACCGAGACAAAGAACACAGGTCATTCTTCCATCTCCGGACATTCCGGAAAAAGAGATCTATGCGCCTAATTTTCATGATGGCGAGAGCGTTGTTTTAATCAGATTTCCACATGCGGGAAGGTTCGAGATTCCAGAATGTGTAGTCAATAATAGCGAATCGAGTGCAGGCAGAAAGATCATAGGAAACAATCCCATTGACGCTGTTGTCATTAACGCGAAGACAGCAGAAAAGCTAAGTGGCGCGGATTTTGATGGAGATAGTGTTCTGGTCATTCCGAATAATGACGGAAAAATGAAGACCGCTCCTGCTCTGCAAGGCTTAAAAAATTTCGATCCTAAGGAAGCCTATCCTAAGTATCCTGGAATGCACGTCATGACAGATCAGGAAAAAGGACGAGAGATGGGAATGATTACCAATCTCATCACAGATATGAGCCTTCAGAACCCTACTCCTGATGAATTAGCTAGAGCTGTTCGGCATTCAATGGTCGTTATTGATGCAAAAAAGCACGAGCTGAATTATCAACAGTCGTATAAAGATAACGACATCGCAGAGCTAAAGATTAAGTACCAAGGCAAAGCTAAATCGGGAGCTTCTACATTACTTTCAAAAGCGAGTAGCACAGAACGAGTGCCAGATCGCAAAGACGGAATCGTTGTAAAAGACAAAGAAACCGGAAAGAAGAAGAAAATCTACATTGATTCTGAAACCGGCGAAAAGCTTTACACCGAAACAGGAGAAACGTATAACAAGCCAGTTAAAAACACAAAGACTGGCGAAGTCAAGCGCGACGCAGATGGAAAACCAATATACAAAGAGACGCCCAAGACTCTCGAAAGCACTAAGATGTACGAGACGAAGGACGCCTTTTCTTTATCTTCTGGGACTGTCATGGAAAGCGCGTATGCAGTACATGCGAATAAATTGAAAGCACTCGCAAATGAAGCTAGAAAAGAAAGTTTGAGCGTAAAGCCTTTAAAATACAATCCCTCCGCAAAGCAAGCCTATGCTCAGGAAGTAGCAAGTCTTAACGCCCAACTCAACGAAGCACTAAAGAATGCGCCACTAGAACGTCAAGCCCAGCTTCTTGCCAATTACAACTTTAAAGCCAAGATGGATGCAAATCCTGAATACAGGCAGGATGCCGATAAAGTAAAGAAAATTAAAGGACAATCTTTGACAGAAGCGCGCCTTCGAGTAGGCGCAAAGAAAACACGTATTAAGATTACGCCAAAAGAATGGGAAGCCATTCAAGCTGGCGCAATTACACACAACAAACTCACCCAAATTCTAAAGAATGCAGACATGGATGTCGTGAAATCCTATGCGATGCCGAGAAATAGTTCGGTTATGCCTGCTGCTAAAATTGCAAGAGCTAAACGATTGAGTGCTAATGGATATGGTAACGATGAAATTGCACAATTTCTAGGCGTTTCTGTAAGCACTATTATTCGTACTCTTAATGATACGTTGCCTAACTCTTAAAGAAAGGAGCTCAAGATGGCAGAAACCACAAAAATTAAACAAGTTTGGGTAACAACTAAAGATAATCCATTCGATCCATTCACGCAATTCGATGATTGGATTCGTTTTGATGAAGATCATGGCTACAATACTTGCCAGCTTATTGATCGTCATCTTGTTACGTCTCAGGAACTCAGTCAAGCCGATCAAGAAAGCGATCTTGATGAAGCAATTCGATGGATTCTTGAGCTCGATCCCACCGACAATTACAAGAGAGTGGTCCGGGAAGTCTAAAACATTCCCATGAGCGACAGGGGGAGGGGGTCTCCAAAAACAGCACCCCCTCTCAAATCGCCCGCCTCTTTAAAAATTCTCCGGTGGATATTTTGCCGGAGGGTTTTGCTCGAGATACTGGCCAGAGTTCATGCTCGTGGTAGAGCCGTTCGTGGTTTCTCTCCTTTCAGGGACGGAGGAAACTGGTCGGTATCTCAAGCAAAGCCCTCTTAAAGTGATATTGAACATAGAAAGAGGGAACCGAAAGTGTCAGAAAGAGTTAGCAAACCGGTGGCACGTGCGCGACCACCTGCTCTTACACCAGAGCAGCGTGAGAACGAGTTGATTGGTCTTGCGGTTGACTTGGCTGAACGCCAACTAAGAGAGGGGACCGCTTCCTCTCAGGTGATATCGTTCTACTTGAAGCTGGGATCGACAAGAGAACAGCTTGAGAGAGATCGCCTGATTAGCGAGAATGCGATGCTTAGGGCGAAGACGGAGGCGCTCGAGTCTCAGAGGAGGACGGAGGAGCTTTACGCAAACGCTATCAAGGCATTCCAGAGTTATGCTGATATCTCGGGTGCCTGTGTGGTTGACGAAATCGGAGACGACGGTCGATGATTCGATGCTATAGAGAACTTCGGAGATTGGAGACATTTGAGGAGCGCTATCGATATTTGAAACTGGCCGGACAAGTTGGAGCAGCAATGTTTGGTTTTAACCGGCATTTCAATCAGACGTTCTATCAGTCGAAACGATGGCAGTCAGCGCGAAGTAAAGTGATATTACGGGATAAGGGGTGCGATCTTGGAATGGAGGATCGCGAAATCGGAAAAGGTCTAGTGATTCATCATATGAATCCGATTGCGCTTGATGATATTCTCGAAGATCGAGATTGGATTTACAATCCTGAGTATCTGATCTGTGTCTCAGACAGGACCCACAAAGCGATTCATTACGGTGATGAGTCGCTTTTAATTTTACCTCCGATTGAACGGGCACCGGGCGACACAAAATTATGGTAGGGATGGTGAGTTTCCATAGATAGTATTCTCGATTATGTTAAACCGATGGTCGGCGTGGCGGTCGATGATAAATCATTCGATTTAAGGATCATTACATACATCAATGGAGGATTCGCCACGCTGCAAGATATGGGCGTTGGACCGAAGGTTCCATTCCGGATTCACGATTCCGGCGCTGTATGGAGCGAATGGTCAGAAGATCCGTTTGTTGTTGAGGGCAGCAAGGAGTATATTTCTTTGCGTACTCAGAAACTTTTTGACCCACCGTCGAGTTCATATGTTTTGGATTCACTCGATGAACAGATCGACGAGGACGCTTGGCGGCTATATGAGCATTGCCAGAAGGAGTATTAAACGAGAGAAGGTGAAGAAGTGGAAAACGAACTCTATCATCATGGTATTCTCGGTATGAAATGGGGCGTTCGGCGATTTCAAAACGCAGACGGAAGTCTGACTGAAGCCGGAAGGTCTCGGTATAGAGATTCTGGAACGAGTACAGGCTCTGCCGATGCGCCTCGAAAAAAGAAAGTTTCCGAGATGTCGGATAAAGAGCTTCAGGATACAATCAACCGATTGAGAAATGAGCAGTTATACAAGCAGCTAACCGCCCCAAAGCCCAATCGACTTGTTCAGGCTGGAAAAAAAGCCGTTCTAGGCGCAATAGAGGCAAGCGGGAAGTGGTTGGTTTCCCGAATAGTCGATAACTTCAAAGAAGAGCAGGCCAAAGAGAAAACCAAGGCAGATGATAAGCGAGCGAGGGACTTGATTGATTCTCATGCTGATCCAAAGCGAATGAGCTCTAAAGATTTACAGCTCTATAATGACCGAATCAAAAAAGAGACGGCCGCCTATACCCTTACTTCGGCTTACGACGCCAAGCAGAATGAGGAACGAGAGGCTCAGAGAGAGCAGGCTCGATATGACGCATGGCTGAAAGGGCGATCGATGCTGAATCGGTCTGGTTATATTTGAGCAGGCTTTCTAACACCGCTGTTCCTAAGTATTATGGTCTGTTCCGGGATGCGGTTCTTCGAGGTGAAATTCCAGTCTGTCAGACAATTTCAATGGAGATGAACCGAATCGACGCGCTGATTGCGAATCCGGGAATTTATTACGACCCGCTGCCCGTAGAACATTTTATTGACTTTTGCGAAAATGAGTTGGTGCTGACAGACGGTTCGGACTTTCATATGCTCGACAGCTTCAAGCTATGGGCAGAGCAGGTTTTCTGCTGGTATTACTATGTTGAGCGGGAAGTCTATGAGCCAAATCCTGATGGGCATGGCGGACAATATGTTCATAAGCTTATCAAAAGGCGCCTGACAAAGAAGCAGTATCTTATCGTCGGACGAGGCGCGGCAAAGACTCTTTACGATACCTGTCATCAGTCATATTCGTTGACGGCAAACAATTCGACGACTAGTCAGATTGCGACAGCACCCACGATGAGACAGGCGGAGGAAATTCTCAAGCCGTTCAAGTCGGCTATTACTCGTGCCAGAGGGCCGATGTTTAAGTTTTTGACGGAAGGCAGTCTTCAGAACACGACAGGCTCAAAGGCCAATCGTGTTAAGTTGGCTTCGACCAAGAAAGGTATTGAGAACTTTCTAACCAACTCAGTTCTTGAGGTTCTGCCGATGGACATTGACAAGCTTCAAGGCTATCGACCTAAGGTGTCAACTGTTGATGAATGGCTGAGTGGCGATGTCCGAGAGGACGTTGTTGGCGCGATTGAGCAGGGTGCGAGTAAACTGGACGACTACTTGATTATTGCAACAAGTTCTGAGGGTACAGTGCGTAACGGCAGCGGCGACACAATCAAAATGGAATTGTTGAGTATTCTCAAAGGAGAGTATTATAACCCGGGTGTGTCAATCTGGTATTACCGACTCGATGATGTAAAAGAAGTCTCCGACCCGGCAATGTGGATGAAAGCGAATCCCAACATTGGAAAGACCGTAACTTACGAGACCTACCAGCTGGATGTAGAGAGAGCGGAAAAAGCCCCTGCAACCCGAAATGATATTCTCGCTAAGCGATTCGGTATCCCGATGGAGGGCTATACCTACTTCTTCACATACGAGGAAACGATGCCACATCCGCATCAGAGCTTTGACGGTATGCCGTGCGCGATGGGCGCTGATCTTTCACAGGGTGATGACTTCTGCGCTTTTACATTTCTGTTTCCGCTGCGCGGCGGTGCTTTTGGTGTGAAGGCCAGATGCTACATCAGTTCAATTACGCTTGCGAAGCTGCCGAGTGCATTGAGGTTTAAGTATGACCAATTCATCGAGGATGGCAGCCTGATTGTTCTTGAGGGGACGGTTATTACCATGGAAGCCGTATACGACGATCTTGATCAATGGCTGACAAACGAAGTGACTTATGACGTTCGGGCATTTGGTTACGATCCGTACAATGCGAAGGAGTTTGTTGAACGCTGGGCCAGAGAGAATGGTGTTTACGGCATCGAGAAGGTCATTCAGGGCGCGAAGACAGAGACTGTTCCGCTTGGGGAGATTAAGTTGTTTGCCGAGGAGAGACTGCTCATCTTTGATCAGGGAATCACGACATTTTGTTTGGGAAACGCAATTACCCTTGAGGACACGAATGGCAACCGAAAGCTGATGAAGAAGCGCCACGAGGCTAAGATTGACGTTGTGGCAGCTCTTATAGATGCTTATGTGGCCTATAAAGCGAACAAAGACTCTTTTGAATAAAAAAGGTGAAGAAGTGGAAAACGAACTCTATCATCATGGTATTCTAGGCATGAAGTGGGGAGTTCGCCGATTTCAAAATGCAGATGGAACGCTTACAGCTAAAGGCCGAGAACGATGCAGGGATAATCGAGAAACCCATCATAAACGCAATCCCAATTCAGATGTAATGCAAGCCCTTGAAGCCGGAAAGATTTCGGTTAAAGTGAATGTCAGTAATCAGACGAAGCATATAAAGGGCAGTCATAATTTCGAAGTGGGAAAGAGCTATATACTGGGCAATCTCAAGGACTGCCAGACCCTGATTTCTGATCTATATGGAACTGGGAAGGCACTCACGAATAGACATGGCGAATTTAATAACAAAGAAAGGGTCAGAGCTTCCAGAGTATTCGGAATATATGTCGATGAAGAAACCAGGCAGGAATCCAAGACTCGATATGGAATCATCCATTATGGAAAAGCCGGAGCGCATATTATTCCGGCGAGAAATAAGGAGTGATTGATTGTGCATCTGGAGAAGTATGACGGAAAAAACGTTCGGATCGTCACGATTGATGGCGAAGAATTTTTTGGCTTCGTCTACTATTTCAGTCCTGGGGATGAAAACGAGAACGGTGAAAATTCAATCGTTGTTGATTTTCCTGATGGACGAGTTTTTGATTTCGACGAATCCGATATTCTCAGCATCGAAGTTGTCTCTGACGAAAAAGATAAATGAACTTCTTAGACAAACTCCAGCATGGATGGAGTGCATTTCTGAACAAAGACCCTCCGAAGGTTCGATACGGAGGGTATTACGGCGGAACTCGACCAGATCGACCTCGATATACGAGGGGCAATGAGCGATCGATTGTCTCCGCCATCTACACCAGAATTTCAATCGATGCGGCGGCCACGTTGTTTGAGCATGTACAGCTCGACGACGATGGCCGTTTTTTATTTGCCCGAAAAAGCGGTCTGAATGAGTGTCTGGCCGTTTCTGCCAACATCGACCAGACAGGACGTGCTTTCATGCAGGATGTGATTCAATCGATGCTGGACGAGGGATGCGTTGCGATTGTCCCTGTGGACACTACGAATGATATTACGAAGATCGGAAGTAACGCATTTGACGTCATTTCGATGCGGGTTGGCAAGATTGTGGATTGGTTCCCCCAGCACGTCAGAGTGAATCTTTACAATGAACAGACAGGCATCAAGGAAGATATTATACTCCCCAAAAAGTCCGTCGCCATTATCGAGAATCCATTCTTTGCCGTGATGAATGAACCCAACTCGACCATGCAGCGGCTTGTTCGAAAGCTTAATCTACTTGATCAGATCGATGAACAGAACGGCGCTGGAAAGCTGGACCTAATTATTCAGCTGCCCTACGTCGTAAAATCCGAGGCTCGCAAAGCTCAGGCAGAGCAGCGGCGAAAAGACATCGAAATGCAGCTGGCCGGAAGCAAGTATGGAATCGCTTATACGGACGGTACGGAAAAAATCGTTCAGCTCAACCGTTCACTTGAGAATAACCTGATGAGTCAAATCGAGTATCTAACAAACATGGTTTACAGCCAGTTGAGCATGACGACGACGGTTCTCGATGGAACGGCCGATGAAAAGACCATGCTTAACTACTATAACCGAACCATTGAGCCGATTCTTTCTGCGATTGCAGATGAAATGAAGCGAAAATTCCTGACCAAAACTGCCCGATCTCAAGGGCAGGTTATTGCATTCTTCCGTGAGCCATTCAAACTCATGCCTGCGGATCAGATCGCGGAGACGGCAGACAAGCTCACGCGCAATGCAATTCTCAGCTCGAATGAAATCCGGCAGATCATCGGCTTCAAGCCTTCAGAAGACCCGGATGCGGACAAGCTGCGCAACAAAAACCTTAACGCTTCCGATCAGGTGATTGAGGAAGAAGCAAACGAACAGATTCAAACTCAAGAAAGGAGACCCAATGAGTAAATACGACTTTAGCGGCTGGGGGACCCAGAAAGAACCCCCACGGA